CTAAGCGTAAATATCCAAGAAGTTTTTGAAAATTTGATGACCATGTTGGCTTAAAATTGATTCAGGGTGGAACTGCACACCTTCAACAGGCAGTGTTTTATGTTTAACCCCCATAATTTCTTCAATCGTGCCATCTGCTTGATTGGTCCAGCAGGTGAGTTCTAGGCATTCTGGTAAGGTTTCTTGCTCAATCACCAATGAATGATAACGTGTAGCAGCAAAAGGAGAAGGCAGATTGCTGAAAATTCCTTTGTCACTATGGTGCATATCAGAAAGACGGCCATGCATTACTGTTTTGGCACGGATAATATGACCGCCAAAAGCCTGACCAATGGCTTGATGACCTAAGCAAACGCCAAGCAAAGGAATCTTGCCAGCAAAGTGATTGATGGCTGGAATTGAAATACCAGCTTCACTCGGAGAGCATGGACCAGGGCCAATCACCAGATATTTCGGCTGCCATCGTTCAATATCCTCTAATGTCACTTGATCATTACGAACAACTTTTACTTCTTGATTCAACTCGCCAAAGTATTGAACGATGTTGTAAGTAAATGAGTCATAATTGTCAATCATTAGAAGCATTTTAGAATCAACCTATTGATTATATTAAGTGTTTGATTGAGTGTTTTGTGGTGTTACTCACATTGTTACTCACTTTAAGAAAAGTGGCTGTTATATATAAAGTAAAGCCGCTTTACTTAAGCGGCTAATGTAGCAGATTTTGATTCTCTTGTGACTACCTCATTCACATATGAATTTAGGTAGTAACTTAATCGACCATCTTTGATAGGAGGGGCGATTTCGCCCACATCAATCTTTTCATAAAATTTTGTTTTACCCCATTTTAGTCGGCGGCAAAACTCATCAATAGTGATGCGCTCTTCATTGACTTTTGCTAGCTGGCGCTTCACCTGTTTCAATTCTAATAAAATCTCCTGAAGAATTGCAGAATCTGAACTATCTGACATATTTCCCCTCCATAATTGCGATACTCATAAATCACGCCGCCTTTAAATATTGATTTCTTAGATTAAGTGGTAACCGTTTAACCCCTTGGCTCCTTAGGCCATCAAGAAATTGTTGTCCGCTTTTTAAATACAACTCAGTAAACATTTTAAAACGATGAATGCAGTGTAAATTCATGGCATAAGTATCTTCTTGAACTTCCCATTCCCCTATAATTTTTCCAGTCAGCTTACCTTTTCTAAATACAATACCGTCCTTTGCAGCACTTATTAAATATCCTCCATTTTGCATAAAAACGGAAAATGGGAAGACAAGTGGGTCCGGTATACGTTGGGTCGGGTGTACTACTTCAGGTTTAATTTTGAGATAATCAATCATTATTAATTCAACCTTGAGCTGCAGCTGTTAATTCAGAGCGTCTTTGTTCAACATATTTATTCATTTCACCTTGAATAAATGGGTCTAAAGCCGCTACATCAATTTCCAAAGAATCTAATTCAGTTAGATCAGCAGCATTTAAAATTCTTACAATGATTGAGGGCTGCTCAGGGGTGAGCTCAGCCGATTCTTGCTGAAGTTTTGCAAGGCGCTCATCGATTGCAGTTTCGAGAGGTTTAATTTGTTCTGCAGTCCACCCACTTGTATAGCGCGTGATTGCCTTTGCTTCGACTTCCGTTTTTGCTTTACGTACACAACCAATTAATTCGGCCAATTTATCCGGATAGGTATCTGTAGTTTTTTTTGCTGCAGATTTAATTGAAACAATGTTATCGGTGGTCTCAATAGATTCCTTTAATGCAAAATCAGTGGTTTCTGCTTCGCGTTTAATTTGAGCAATTTCATTTAATTTTGCATCTCGTGCTTGTTGAAGCTCTTTTAAGTCTTTAGCTGTAAAGCCGTAACTTTCAATTTTGTAACATACGGTCCCGACTTCGAAATCATTGGTACAGTTTTTCAATGACTCCATAATCACATTGAAATGACCTTGGAGATCCTTTGCTTTCTTATTCGTTGTTCGTCTTGCTGATTTAATTTGTATAGTAAGTGGAGGCGTCTGTATTTCTTCCTCAGCAAGGCCGGCAGGGTTGCTTTGAGTCTTTTGTTCATCTTCAGAAGGGTCTATGTCAACGCCTACTAATTTAACTAATGCATGCGCATGTTCAGCTGCCATGGCTTCAACTCTATGCAGGAGGTTTTGCTTTAAGTACTGTTTTAAACGGTATTCATTGCCCGGCGTGTTAAAGAAGCTTATTGGTGCATTAAGATCTGTTAGGTTAGGAACATAAACAATTTCGTTTAGTTCCAGATCATCAAGACTTCGTAGCGGTTGTGGAATTTCAACTAGTTGGCCACCGATTTGTATTGATGCTGGCTTTAATTGAAATTCGAATTTTTCAAATACATCTAAGGTCCACTCAGAGGCGTTAAAAGCTTCCCAACCTTTGTTATTAATCAACAGAGCTTCGTTATTTGCCCACGCGAATTTTGCAGCTGCAATATTTAAAATAGACATGTACTTAACCTCTCTTCATTGAATTTGTTAATGCTTTTCGTAAATGCAGATCTACGTCAGATTGCTTTAAAAACCACGCTACATAATCAAGCGGTAGATCCTTGATAGGTGTCCCTTTATATTTTCCCTTTGGCATAATTACCGGAATGCGGGCTTTTTCTGAAACTTGGTAGAGTTCTTCCAAATCTTGAATCCCAAGCTCACGAACAATGCTTTTAAGAATAAAACCGGTAAGAATGACATCAGCTTTGGCATTATGGGCATCACGTAGGCGTTGGCGGGCTAATTCGCTGCCCTCCATTAGCATGTAAATCAAGGCGGAAAGTGAATGCGACTCAGCAAAAGGCCAAGCATGTCGTGCTAGTGCAAAGGTGCAAATTGCTTTAAATTTTGAGGTATCAATTGCACATTGGGATATAGCCGAAATGTCATAATCAATATTATGGCCAATGATATAAACAACATCTGAAGGTAGCTTAAAAAGTTTATACATGGGCATACCAGAAATATCACTTTCAGTAATGTGGTGAACCGCCATAGCCCCGTATGAAATAGGCTGACCGCATGAATAACGCTGTTCAAAAGCTAGATCAGCAAATATACGAGGTTCGCCGTTATCCAAAGAGAATGGAACATGAGCAATTTCAATCGGTAGGCCATGCAGTTTATTGGTTTCTGTGTCTAAAATAATTGCGTTCATGATTGAATACCCGTGTACTTAATAAATTTGTCTTTACGCGCTGCCTCTTGATTGGCAAGCAGCTTTACTGAAACTGAATTAATTAAAAGATTTGATTGTTTAACAACAATTTGAGCTTCGTAGCCGTTGGGTGCCTCTACGTGCCCTCTAAGCTTGCCCAGACCTCGGACAGTGGTTGCTTCGTATGCCCAGATATAAGTTTTCATAACTGGAACCTTACTGGCGTACTTGATTGTTTTGGCCGTTCATAGGCTGGCCTTTTGACCATCCCATTTGATCTGCACGAGCTTGGCATGCTTTCCCTATACCTTCGCTGTATTGGGTGTTTTGGAATGTCTCTATAGCTTTGTCCAGCGTGGCTGGCCGTTTAGCTTGGTTAATAGAGTTAAGGGCATCTTGATAGCGCTCCCCCCAAGATTTATTTTTTGGTGTCTGGCTTTGATTATTTCGCTGGTTCTGGTTATGTGAGTTTTGCCCTTGGCCATTAGCTTGCTGGGTTTGGTTCCGATTATTTTGATCTTGAGCATTAACCTGGTTCTGACTGCCTGCATTTTGCCTCTGGTTATTAGCCAGATTGTTTTGGTTGCTGTAATGGGTGGCAGCCATTTCCTGATATTTCCAATCATCCCACTGACCTGAGAAAATATCACCAGCAAAACCTAGATAGCTCATAGCTTTTACTGTAGCATCGGTAACTGATTTTTTAGGCGCGTCCTCATCCCAGACCTTTCCACCGTTTGATGTTTTATACATGGCCTTTGTACCGCCCATGTGTTGCGTCATGCATTTATTACCTTTATCGTCTAAGTACCAGAACGTTACTAATGCCCAATGCATGATCGTGTGCTCATCAAAGCGCTCAAAGCCTTGATCATCAACAGTGGTTCCCCAACCTTGGCCACAAGGCCCAAACTCTTCAGTGGCACGCTGAACCAGCCAGTAAGGTTGCGGTGAATTACCCTTATAAGATTTACCTGTAATAGGCTTTACTTTGCTTGGATCTGTGATGCAAAGGCGTTGCCATAAATTCATGTTTGAGTCTTTCATAACTTCGCTCCCTTATCTGCCGTTCTTGTAAGCAATACGCTGATTAGCGCTATAACGTGATGTTTGGCTGTTACGCGCGGAGCGTTCTAATGTGCGATGGTAATTAACAACTCTTTTAAACGCTGGCCTAAACCATTCTTTAGAAAGCTCTTCCTTTGTTATTGGGCGAAAGTCAGAATGAGGGTTTTCTTGAACGCGCACTGAATACCAGTTAAATGGCAACTCTTGAGCACCACCCGCGAAATCATTGTCAAAATCTGGAGTGAAGTTAAGGCTTAGTTTTGCTGAGAATATATTGCCGCCTAAACGAACCAGATAAGAGCCGTCATGTTTGCCTAGGAATGCGCAGAAATTATTGTTAGCTGATTTACTCATTTGTTTACACCTCAACCATACGGTTTGCATAAACGTGTGCGGTAATGATTGAAATCATATTTCTGTGATCATCAAAAGTTGTGTTATCGCGTACCTCGTTGCCATGGCGATCCAATACACGAATCTCTTTTAGTTCTTTGATGTCGATTGCTGTAGTGTCACCACCGAGAGCGCCGTTATAGTCGGGTACACGATCAAACTCAAAAGTAATAAAAACTCGCTGGCCATCAAGATTGATGATTGCTTTGCCTGTATTGTCCGAAATGATTTTTACTTCAAGTAGGCCGTACATTGATTGTGAATTGCCGTAGATGAAAGCAGGGGGATTTAAGAGAAGTTCATTGTCTACAGTAACAAGAAGAGCACCACTAATTGCTATAGTTGAAATGGCTACAATTGAGCCTAACGCTTTACCGAAGTTAAAGCCTGAGTTGTCTAAAGTTGGATTATGTTCCATAATTGCCTCGCAGTTTTCTGTAAAAGCCCCGTCCATCCGCCAAGATTTCGGGGCTTTTTTATGTCTTTACGAGGCTAATTATTCATTAGTGAATAGAATTAGTCAATAGAGAATTATTCACTAGTGAATATTTTTTATTTTTACAAAAAAAAAGCCCCTGTTTAGGGGCTTATTTGGGAACTTAGTTTCAAGGCTTGACTAATGCTGATTCAAGTCGACCAACAAAATTAATCTCATTCAATTGTTCATTGCTTATATATTCGTCAGGATATTTTGCCTTATCCGGATTGTCACTGGATAGTCTAACGGACTTATCACCTAATACGCTTAAAAATATCCTCTTCATCCGAAGTTCATTATTGTGACAGAATACATAAACATTCCCATTTTTTAAGGCACCTAAATCAATGGGTGTTACATCAACAAATAATGGACTATCTGGGGCTACTGTAGGCCACATGCTGTATTCATCGGAATAGATAATCTTTAAGTTTTCAGGTTTTGCTTGAATACCTAATATTCTTAAAATATTTGGATCAATTTCAAAATAATCTGATACTTCCTCCAAGAAGTTCACCACACCGTTTCCACAAGAAGCCTTAACGTCTTTATATACTGGAATTTTAACAATATTTTTATGGTTTTCTGACGATTTAAATTTTAGAGATGACACCCAAATTTTTGAACTTTCATCATTTGTTGAAGCACTTTTAGCTCGTTCTTCAAGATCTACATCTGTTAATTCAGTTGGTGTGACTTTTGCCCACTCTGCAATTTTTTCTATAGCAGAACGATTCGGCTGCTTTGAAATATTGCTTTGAATTCTGAACAGAGTGGATTGAGCTACATCAATTTCATTTGAGAGTTTGTTAGGGTTCGTTTCATGTTTCTTGAATAAATAATTCAAATTTTTACTTAGATACAAATACATTAGCGAAGCCTCCTTTGCCTAATACATTTTATTCAAATATGAATAATTTGGTACAAATAATTCATTATTGAATTGACAATTATTCATAAGTGAATAAGAATTGGGTTTTTCAGGAGATGTATTTATGAACATTAGAGAAAAAATCCTATTTCTACGTGGTGCAAAACTAACTCAGGGGGTTATCTCGCAAAAGACGGGTATTCCTCAAAGTTCTGTTTCAAAGATTGAGAACAATACACAATTCAATGTTTCTTATAGTAAAGGTGTGGCATTGGATAACCTTGTGCTTGAGGTGAAAAAGCAACATGGGGCTGTGGAGGCGGAACAATGCAAAAGCTAAGAAACATTAAGCCCAAATTGCTCATGCCTGTATGCACAAGAGTTCCAGTAGAAATGCGCCAATTAGTTGATGAGTTGGCCGGTTCAAAGGGCAGTGACCGTGCGAAATGGGTGAGAGAGGCCATTCAAGAGAAGATCCGTAATGATTTGGGCCAATCTTCAATTGAAATGGTTGGAAAATCAAAGAATACAGTGTCTACAAATGAATACATGAATGTATTCAAAAATTTATTTTCTTTTATTAAGTCAATAAAAAAGCCCGACGTTGCAGGTCAGGCTTTTTGTGTTCATTAATCTTGGCGATCTCAGAACATGACAAATATATCAAATCCAGCAATTACGAGCAAGGGAACTAAACTCCCTTACTTAAAGATCCCAGAAGGAACAACAAACATCGAAAATGATGGAACCTTTTGGAAGTGTGAAAAGCATCAATGGTGGCATTGGAACGAGCATTTTCAGAAATGGTTCCCATACGTTGGTGAAGTTAATGAAAACTTTTTAAATTTAAGAATACAGTTGGTTGTTGAAGTATGAATTATCTCAGTACAGGACATGATGTAGTTGACCAAGTAGGGAGCGTTCATTTTGAAGGTAATGTGATCCCAACCAATTGGTTTAGCACGTTTAAAATGGAAAATGGTAAGCCTGATACCATCGGAATTTTCTTGCTATCAGAAATTGTTTATTGGTATCGGCCTACAGTTGTTCGCGACGAAGAAACTGGGCAGATTTTAGGTGTTAAGAAGAAATTCAAATCCGATCTTTTACAGCGCTCATATCAGAGCTTTGCTGATCAATTTGGCTTTTCAAAGCAGCAAGTCAAAGAATCTTTGGATCGTTTAGAAAAAATTGGAATTGTGAAGCGTCATTTTCGCACGGTTGAGGCTAACAGCCAGAAATATAACAATGTTTTATTCATTGAGTTGGTAGCTCCATTACTTTTTGAATTGACGACCCTATCACTTTCTAAATTGGGACTCTCCCCATTTGAAAAGGTAGACCCTCCCAATTTAAAAAAGGGGAGCCTCCCCACTTCAGAAAGGGGACCCTCCCAATCTCCAGAGGGGGACCCTCCCCATTTCAAAAGGGGGACAAATACAGAGACTACTACAGAGATTACTACAGAGAGTGTTAAGGGGAATTCTAAACCTAAATTTTCACCTAAAAAATTTCTCTTCGATCTTGGAGTATCTGATCAGACTGCAACCGAGTTTCTTGAACTCCGAGCACGCAAGAAAAAATCAGTTACGTCGACCGTGATTAGACTCGTTGTTAATCAAGCCAAGATTGCAAATATTTCACTTGAACGTGCTTTGCAAATTGTGACTGTTCGCGGTTGGGATTCGTTCAAAGCTGATTGGCAATGGCAGGACACATACGCGGAACTTGATCAACTTGAAAATCCAACTGATCAACAAGCAGATCAGGAAGCAAAACCAATCCGTTTTCAACCTGAGCCAATGCAATTCGGACAGGGGTTAGGCCAATGAAACCAGTAGAAACTTTGTTAGATGATCGTTTGAAAAACCATCAATTTGAAATCGGTGTATTGGCTACCTTGATGACGTATTCAAATGCATGCAATGAATACATCGGCCGCATGAGTGAAGATCTGTTTACGGTTCACACGCACCAAGTAATTTTTAACAGCATGAAGAAATTATTTGAAGCGGGCACCTCGGTTGACAGCATAACCCTCGTAGGGGGTATCCATTCGCTAGGAGAGCGAGCTAAAGGGCTTAATGAGCAGTATCTTACCAATTTCCTAAACAATGCTCCTGTGACGCAATTAAGCCACTTTCCTGACTACTTAAAACACTTGCAGGATCTTAAAGCCCGCCGTGATTTACGTGATGCTGGAGAGAAAGCCAAAATTTATGCACACGATCTTAGTAATGGAACTGCCGATGATGCAATTGCGAAAGCAACGAGCTTATTGGGTGATATTGGCACAGGCAATGATTCGGATAGCGTTGAGCACATTGTTCATTCCGCCATTAGCGTTTTTGAAGAAGTTGCAAGAATGCAGGAGGAGAAACAAAAAGGAACATACAAGGTTCGTGGTGTCTCAACTGGATTTAAAGGGCTTGATTTGAAACTTGATGAAGTCATGCCCGGTGATTTCGTTTTGATTGCCGCACGTCCCTCAATGGGAAAAACTGCCTTTGCACAAAACGTAGCAGCGCACATTGCAACGAACCTTGCAAAGCCTGTGCTGTTTGAGTCTTGTGAAATGAAGAAAGACAAGATTACACGGCGCTTTCTCGCTGCTATGGGGAGCGTTGAGTTAAAACGGATGAAGACTGCAGACATGCGGCCTGAGGATTGGCACGGCATGCAGCAAGCAACGATGATCCTCCAGAATGCACCAATTGAAATGCATGACGGGGATGTGACGTTATTTGATATTAAGCGCCATGCTCGTCAAACGAAGAAGAAACACGGTGCTATCGGTGCGATTTTTGTCGATTACCTTCAGCTTATTCAAACGCCAAACTTGCCAGCAAGTATTCCAGAACACGAACGTCTGGCGTTTATCTCACGTGGACTTAAAGCAATCGCTATGGAGTTTGATTGTCCTGTATTCGCCTTATCTCAATTAAGCCGTGATCTTGAAAAACGTCCTAACAAACGTCCTGTTATGTCTGACCTAAGAGGATCTGGAGCACTGGAGCAAGATGCAGACATTATTTTGTTTTTATATCGGGATGAGTATTACAACCAAGAAAAATCGAAATTCTTGGGGTTACTTGAAGTGAATGCGGCAAAAAGCCGTGATGGTGAGGCGGGTAAAACTTTCTTGTGTTCTGAACTGGAGTACAGCCGCTTTTCAAATGTTGCCAGCCATCAATTAGAAAGCTTAGAAAAGATGGATGAAGCTGCATGAACCACAGAAATCCCAAAATGAATGTTTTAGACAATTTTGACATGTTGATATCTTTTTTTGTGAAACATGGCACTAGCACGAAAAGAATCGCATCTAGCGATTTGCAAAAACATAGTGGTTTAACTAGGAGAGCGGCACAACGTTACATGAAATTACTCACCGAAATGGGGTATTTCGTAGCAGATGATGCGGTACCACGTGGTTACTTGTTGTCTGATAAAGCTAAAGAAATTTTCTCACAAAATATGAATTTAGGAGAAGGCAATGAATAAATACAACTGGGCTGAAGTGCCACTTGAAGTTGAATGGATTGCTACAGATTCTGACGGGACTGTTGTGTGTTTTGATCGAGAGCCCAAATGTAGGGAAAACCTTGGAATATGGACGCCAATTGATCCACTAAATATGGCGCTTCTAGATAATCAATATGCTGGTGATTGGAAAGAGTCTTTAGAGAAACGTCCAGTAGGGATGAGCGAATGAACGTAATTCAATTTATTCAAAATAATGGGATAGGTCAGTTTGAGGCGCTAATTAATGGTGAACCTGATGCTTAAACCGTTACTGATTATTTTCGTTGTTTCAATGCTTTGTACATTAGGTTTAATTATTTGGTTTTTGGTTGACTATAAAAAATTTCAAAGTAAGCAGACTGTATTAAGAAATCGTAAAAATAAACCCGAAGGCTTTAAAAAGGGCGGAGTTGTTAAATGACATCAATGTCAGTTCATGATTATAGAAAACTTTATCCCGGTCGCATTAAAGAGAAAGCGAGCTCTAATAAGTTCAATGCTCAGAAAGTTGAATTAGAGGGAATGACTTTCGATAGTAAGAAAGAGTTTAAGCGTTACGTCGAATTGAAAGCACGGCAACAACGAGGAGAGATTGCAGATCTAAAGCATCACACTAAGTTTGAGCTTGCCCCGAAAGTGAAGATTGTTGGAGAGAAACGGGCAAAGCCGGCATTGAGGTATTTTGCTGATTTTACCTATTTTGAAATTGTTCAAAAAAAGGCTCTATACGTTGTGAGTAATTTTCTTCAGGAGGAGAGCAATATTGCCGATCACCACGCCGTGTATGTAGTTGAAGATGTCAAGTCAATGGCAACTCGTAAATTAGCGAGTTATCGCAATAAGAAGCATTTGATGAAATCCGTTTTTGATATTGATGTAAAAGAAATTTGAGGTTGTTAAATATGCATTCAATCACTACCCAATACCCAATTTTCGAGTGGTTTAAACAAGATTTAACAGCTAAGTCTCCGTCCTACGACGCTGCCAACGTGAGAACCACAAGTAATGAAAAACCGATTGATTTTCAGGATCGTCTAGGCGTTGTTGGTGCATTGGATACACTTTTCTCGAAATCATTGGCCAGTTTGATTCTATTTGATGGTAATTCACAGAATGACTATGAATACGTAAGAAATCATCTAGCGGGAATAATCATGGAAGCTGCTCAAAAGGATAAAAGGAGAGAACCGCAGAAAATAGCGATGTACCATTTATCATGGTTAATGGCCCGTATGATTTTAGATTTCGCTTTAAACCCCTCACTCGAAGAAAACTATACAGAAAAAGGTCGTTTATTTTATGCCGGTATAGGTCCTCACCAAATGAGAACAGGCGCTTACCGTATGACTTGGAAGCCTTATGAAAAAGTTATCAAAGATTTATTATTGGATGAGACAAAAGCAATATCACTTGTGATGAAGGAATATAAAAAGAATACGCTTAAGGCCCAAAAGATTTAGTTTTCATTTTGATGCAAACTGAGGTATAGTTTTATTAGTGTGGTCGTACTTTAGATTGATTGCACATAGGATTAAAAGCTCATCATTCGGTGGGCTTTTTTTGTGCCTAAAAGAAAACCCCAGAATCAATAGAAACTGGGGTTTTTTAATATCGTAGAACTGGGAGCGCCGTATTGCTAGAACAATATGGCACTCTCTTGACAAGCCAGTGTCAAAAGCAAGCCCAGCACGTCATGATCACGACGCGCGAAGGCTATCAAATCTTGAAAGCTTTTGTACAGGAAATAATTAATGCAACAAATCAATTGTCGATCATGTGGCCGTTTATTAGCTAAAGGAACATTCAAAACTTTAGAAATTAAATGTCCAAGGTGTAAAGCAATTAATTTTTTGAGCATCTCGAATGCCCCACTAGATCGCCGAGAGCGACACTAAGTGGAAGTTAAATGGAGCAAAAATCTAAATCGGAAAGCTTATTTCCTCAAATTGGTTATGGTTCAGTTTGTTCAGGTATTGAAGCGGCTACAGTAGCTTGGCATGACCTGAACTGGAAAGCGGAGTGGTTTGCAGAAATTGAAAAATTTCCAAGTTCATTACTTGAGCATCATTACCCTAAGGTAAGTAATTTAGGGGATATGACAAAAATTGCTGAAATGATCCGACGGCGTGAAATTGTTGCGCCTGAAGTTTTGGTTGGAGGGACACCTTGCCAATCCTTTTCAGTAGCTGGGGCAAGAAACTCTATGAATGATGAACGTGGGCAACTGACTTTAGCGTTCGTTAAATTAGCCAATACAATTGATGAAGTGAGAATTGAAGATGGAAAAGAACCTTGTATCGTCGTTTGGGAAAACGTCCCTGGAGTATTCTCAACAAAAGACAACGCTTACGGATGCTTTCTGGGAGCAATGGCCGGGGAAAATGATCGCCTTCAGCCTGCAGGGGCAAAATGGAAAAACGCTGGTTTCGTGTTTGGACCGCAAAGGGCAATTGCATGGAGGACACTTGACGCCCAATATTTCGGAGTGGCCCAACGACGTCGAAGAGTGTTTGTTGTCGGAAGTGCTAGAAAAGGGTTCCGTCCCGAACAAATATTATTTGAGTTCGGTGGCGTGCGACGGGATTCTGCGCCGATCCGCAGCACGCGGAAAGAGATTGCCAGAGCAGTTCGAGCAGGCGCTAAAACTTCAATCGAAACTAATGCAACAAGCAGTTGGATAGGCCCTAAAGACCCTATTGGCGCTTTATGCAAAGGTGATGAGCGTGGTCTAGGGAACCAAGCAGTAGAACAAGGAAAATTACTCTTTAATGAGGGTTTTCTTTACTGTGGATCTGATGCTGATGCCTGTACTGATATTGGGATTCAAATAAGCCCAACTTTACGCTCAGGAGGAGGATCAGGTTCTGTAAAACCAGTTGCTAATGTTTATTCTTTCCCTGGTAATTGGATTGGTCGGTTACCAGAGAATGGAGGGAATTCAACTTTACCAACCTCTGAATTATCACCATGTTTGACTAAGACGGATGTTCATGGTGTTAATTGCCTTGGTATTGTCCGTAGATTAATGCCAATTGAATGTGAGCGGCTCATGGGATTCCCTGACAATTACACTCAAATACCTTTTAATGGTAAAGATGCAGAAAATTGTCCTGAAACACGTCGTTATGCAGCATTAGGGAATTCAATGGCAGTTCCTGTAATGAAGTGGCTTGGTGAACGTATAAATCACTATTTATTAAACACAGTTAGAACAGAGTAACTTTTTAAGTTTTAGGTGCAAAAACCTCGCTAAATATTGGCGGGGTTTTTCTTTTTTCAATAGGTGAGCCAGTGATAGAACAGAATCAAGACAATTTGGGAGATCTCAATAAACAGATCCTTTTAGCGAAACAACAAGTAGACCACTGGGGCACAGTTAGCACACGAGGCAAAACGCCTGAAGAAGCGGCACAAATTGACGAGCAATTTTATTTAGCAAATTCAAATTTAAAAAAGTTAAAGAAACGTCGTCAGGACCTAGTGAGTAAACTAAATGCAAAAACGTCCTTACCCACCTGAAAACATATTAGGCCTTGAGCCTGAATTTGACGGCTATGAGTTTCAACCGGCACCAGAAGTTAAAAAGTGGATATGGGAAACGTTCATTCAGCCTGAGGGTGAGCTATATAACGAGGATCATGATCACATAAGCGCATTTGATGAGACGTTTTTTGAAGTGCTATGGGCTTCAGGCTGTTTTATCAAAGGTGAAAGCTTGGTTCTAGGGCAATGTGAAAAAGTGATGTTTCGGGCTGGCGGTTGGCAAAAGGCCAGACAAGAGCTGCAAATGCGAAATTGGTTCGGTTATGTACCTGAATATCTAATCACTTTGGATGCACAGCATTGTGCTGATTGCAGTGACGTGGATTTCTGTGCCCTAGTTGAACATGAGCTTTATCACATCGGAGTTAAGCGTGATGAGGACGGTAACATGCTTGAGAGTAGACAAACAGGTGAACCAAAGCATTATTTGCGTGGGCATGACGTGGAAGAGTTTCACGGAATTGTTCAACGGTATGGCGCAAATGACGCCGTGCAAAAAATGGTTGAGTTGGCAAGAGAGGAGCCAACAATTTCAAGAGCATCGATTGCGAATGCTTGTGGGACTTGTCGACTGAAACTGGCTTAAAATTTTTTGCCTGTTTACGTTGACGTACGTTGACGGATTTAAATTTATGGCTGCTCTAAAAAAAGAGGTAAAACTTTATATAGTTCGCTCACTTGCAATGCATAACACGCCTCAAGAAACGGTAGAGCTTGTCAACACAATTTTTTCTCAGAAAATCACAAGACAGCAATGTGAAAGATATGATCCGACCAAACGTGCAGGACAAGACCTGAGCCAAGAATTTAAGGATGAGTTTTTTGCTGCAAGAAAAGATTTTTTGGAAAAACCTCAAAATATTCCGATTGCGAATCAGACAGTACGTCTTAGCTTTTATCAGAAGCTATTAGAAAAGAATTTAAAGAGTACCGTCAATTCACTGAAGATACTTGAGCAAATTGCTAAAGAGCTTGGCGGGGCTTATACGAACCGCAAAGAGGTGACAGGTGCGAACACCAATGAAAAAGGTCAGACAAAAGCAGAAGTAGAACTCGAAATAAAAAAACTAGAACTGCAAAAGCTACAACGAGAAGTGAATCCTCCGGAACATAGGCCGCCTGGTGAGGACTACAAAATTGTTCTGAACCCTGATGAGGAAATCCCGAATGAGCCAATTCTTTAATCCTCCTGAAGGTTCAGTTCAATTAACTCCAAAGCAAGCCAATATCTATTTGTGGGGTTGGCAACAAAATGCACGTTTTCGTGATGCGGTGTGTGGCCGCCGTTTTGGTAAAACATTCTTGGCCAAAGCAGAGATGCGTAGGGCAGCTAGATTGGCAGCACAATGGAAAGTATCTGTAGAGGATGAGATCTGGTATGCGGCACCTACATTTAAGCAAGCTAAGCGGGTTTTCTGGAAACGGCTAAAACAGGCGATTCCTGCATCATGGCGTGCTGGTAAGCCAAATGAAACTGAGTGCTCAATCACTTTAAGAAGTGGCCATGTAATCCGGGTGGTTGGTCTGGACAACTATGATGATCTTCGTGGCTCCGGCTTATTTTTCTTGATTATTGATGAATGGGCTGATTGTAAGTGGGCTGCATGGGAAGAAGTACTTCGCCCAATGCTTTCAACCTGTAAATATATGATTAACGGCGAACAGCGAGTTGGCGGGCACGTTTTAAGGATCGGGACACCTAAAGGTTTCAACCATTGCTATGACACATTCATGGACGGCCAGCCGGGGCACGAACCTGATTGTAGAAGTTTTTCTTATACGTCACTCCAAGGTGGCAATATTCCTGAGTCAGAGATCATCGTTGCTAAACGTAAGATGGATCCTAAAACATTCAGTCAGGAATATGAGGCCAGTTTTGAGAGTTATCAGGGCGTAATCTTCTATTGCTTTAATCGTACGCTAAGCGCTTCAAATGAAACGGTTCAAGCAAATGATGTATTACACGTCGGTATGGACTTTAACGTCACTAAAATGGCTGCTGTGGTCTATGTGCGCCGTGGTGAGCAGATGCATGCGGTTGATGAGTTCGTAAACCTGTTTGATACCCCTGCAATGATTGAGGCAATACAGGAGCGCTATCCTGATCATGACGTTGCTGTTTATCCAGATGCATCAGGGGAGAACAGAAAGTCTAGTAATGCCAGTGAGACAGATTTGGCGCTACTTAGAAAGGCCGGATTTAAGGTCCATGTCAATAAAAGAAACCCTGCTGTGAAAGATCGCATCAATTCAATGAATGGCATGCTCTGCAATACCTTGTCTGAGCGCCGGCTATTCGTAAACGTTTCTAAGTGCCCACACTTCGCTAAATGTTTAGAGCGCCAAATTTATGACGATTATGGCCAGCCTGATAAGAAATCAGGATTTGACCATATGAATGATGCAGGAACTTATCCAATTGCTTACCTATTCCCAATCGACAAAAAGCTAGTGGGGATGCGTAGGATCAGAGGTATGTCTTAAACAATGCACCTATCTAGGTGCTTTTTTATGGTGATTTTATGGCGGTTACAGATAAACATCCGCAGTATGTAGCTGCGCAAAAAAGTTGGCAACTGATGCGTGATGCTGTTGCAGGTGAAGAACAAATCAAACAGGCCTCCATCCGCTATTTATCTAAATCAGCAGGCATGATTGAGGCTGAAAAACAAGGTGATACTGCAGGGGAGATTTACAAGGGGTACTTAAGCCGTGCTCAGTACCCTTTATGGGTTCAAGACTCATTACGAACGATGATCGGTTTGGTGTCAAAGCTTGAACCGGACATTGTTATTGAGAGTACTTTGCTTTCAGGACTAATCAATAATGCGACTAATGACGGATTCGGGTTAAAGCAGCTATTCATTCGTGTTTGTGTGGAATTATTAGAATGCGGCCGTTGTGGCCTGTTAGTTGATGTAGATGCAGACGGTTTTCCTTATTTCGCAATGTATGACGCTCTTTCTATTATTAACTGGAAAGAAAACAGTATAGGTGGCCGTAAAGATTTAAAGCTATTGGTGCTCGAGGAGCAGTTTGAAAATAGTGAAGATGAGTTTGGCCATGATACTAAAACCGTCCATCGTGTTTTATCCATGCAGAATGGCGCTTTGACGGTCCGACTCTTTGAAGGGGACTCTATTGAAGATAAGACACCAGATCTTGGTGGTAATCAGCTTACTTTCACGCCGTTCGTATTTTGTGGTACTACAGACAATTCACCACACGTGGGGTCGGTTCCATTATTAACCATGGCGAAAGCTGCCCTGAAGTATTACCAATTGAGTGCGGATTATTTCCAATCTTTACACCATACCGCTCACCCACAGCCTTGGGTTAGCGGTTTAGATGAAGATTCGGATATCAGTGTGACTGGGGTCATGGCTGTGTGGAGCCTTCCAAACGAGTCGACCTGTGGGTATCTTGAGATTTCAGGTGATGGGATTGACATGACCAAAAAGGAAATGGATGCCCAGAAAAACTCTGCGCTTGAAGCCGGCGCAAAGGTGATCGATACCAATAATCAGGAATCAGGTGAAGCTCGCCGTGCACGTCAGGATGATCAGCATGCAAGCTTACACAGCATCGTAATGTGTGCAGCTGAAGCTATAGAGCAGGCCATTAAGTATGCTGCCCAATGGTTAAAGTTAGATCCTTCTAAATATTCTTTCACGGTTAAGCCTGAGTTTGTTGTTCAAGTTTCAGATATCAATATCGCTAAACAGCTATATGAAGGTGCGCTACAAGGTAAAAACTCATTCAGAACATATTGGGAATATATCGCTACGGGTAAATTACCATCACATGAATATCAAGATGAGCTATTACGTATAGAAAAAGAGCGGGATAGCCTGCCGTTGTAAGGGGATTAAATGGCTTCAAATGATCATAAAAGTCTGATTGAGGTACTCACCCAGCACCAAGCTTATTTATACCGAGTCTCATCTCAGTCGGTTAATGAATTAACCAGGTTATTTAACTCAGAATCATATCAAATGCTTTCAAAGCTTCGGGACCTGCTGGATGAGTTAAATGATGCAGAGAAAGTGGCCTTGGCGGGTGGTCAATACACCACAAACAATCTTAAAGAGGTTCGCTCTATTATTTCACAGTGGTTCACAAGTTTAAGCGCATCATTGCCTGAAGCCTTCACCGGTTCTGCAATAGCTTTGGCGGTATATGAAGCAAGTTACACTGCTAAGCTATACGGCGGTAAGATCAAGCAACCGGATGGTAACAAGCTTTATTCAAAAGCTAGAAAAGCTCCGCTGGTTGGAGGTGCATTGGTTGATGATCTGCTGTTAAAGATTGCAGAAAGTGCTAGGCAAAAGGTTGAGTATTCGATTAGGGATGGAATTAATAGCGGCAATACGAATCAGGAAATCATCCAGCGCATTCGTGGTACCAAGCGCCAAAATTATGAGGATGGTGTTCTAAGTACAACCAAAGTGGATATAGAACGTACGGTGAGAACAGTACGCAGCCATGTCGCAAATCAAGCTTACCAAGATAGTTTTAATCAGCTCGGTTTTGAATACGTGAAACTGGTTGCCACGTTGGACGGCAGAACTTCAAAACTCTGTGCATCATTGGATGGTACTGTTTGGGAAATCCATGATCCTTTGAAGCGCGTACCGCCGTTGCATCCCAATTGTCGGAGTATTTTGGTTCCTGTTGATAAAGATGGCCTGTTGGTTGGTCAACGTCCTTTTGTTATGGATGAACGTCGGGTGAAGGACATACCTAAAGATGAACGTGAGCAGTTGATCGGGCAGATTGATGCGAATACAACATTCAAAGAGTTCTTTAAGAAAACAGACGATTTCTTTCAAAAGGAATGGCTCGGACCTAAACGGTACAAGCTCTACAAAGAAGGGATTTTTAATTTTGATAAGTTCTTTGATCCCGATGGCCAGCTATACACATTAGACCACCTTCGAAAGTTGGATGAACGAACCTTTAAGGAGTTAAAAATATGATAATTTAAAGACTTCATTCCAAGAGTCTTGATTATGGTAGAAAATGTAATTAACGCTGTTCTTGATATATTTAGAAAGCATAACATTTTGCTTTATGGTGTTTTAATTGTATCAGGAGTCCTTACTTATAATATTTGGGGGCTATCAGATATTACTGGCTTCATTAAAATTGAAGAGAAATATAAAAACTATACGGCGTTAGCTTTTTTATTTTCTACCACTATCGTGTTCCTACTTGTGTTTAAGTCGATTGTTTTGGGTTTTAAGAGCTATGTTGTTGAGAGAAGTAGTAAAATTACTGCTAAAGCTACATATAAAGAAAAACTTGTAAATTTAACTAAAAAAGAGCGAGCAGTATTGCTGCAGTTTTTTATTCAGGAATCTGAAACTATATGGTTACCATGGAGAGGACAAGAAGTTGTAGAACTGGTGAATGCTGGAGTATTAAATATAGCGAGTAATTCCTTGCAAATGACAAGAGCAGGTGAAGCTGCATTACTGAAAATTCAAAAAAGTACTATGCATGAACTTGCAACAATATACTCCGATACATTTTCAAATAAACATGACAGCAAAGTCGTTCAAGATATTTTACAGAATCATACTCCTGAAAGTGTAAAAGCGGTTTTAGAGAGTAGACATGTATTTGGATATTGATGATTATGAAATTTTGAAAACATAAATTTTTTACTTAAGCACCTTCGGGTGCTTTTTTTATGCCTTGAGATAAGGCTTAGCTAAATCAAACGAGAGGTTTGAACATGTCATTACCATTCATTGTGGATTCACTAGACCAAATCAAAGAAGAGCACCGTGCTTTATATGTTGAGGAGAACGGAAAGTTCCGCCTTGACCTAGAAGGCTATGAAGATCCTAAAGGTTTGAAGTCTGCTTTACAGAGCGAGCGTGATGCCGCTAAGACTGCAAAACAGGAACTGCAACGTTTACAGAAACAATTTGAGGGCATTGATCCTGAAATTGTGAAAAAGGTGTTTGCCCAAATTGATCAGGACGAAGAAGCCAAACTTATTGCTGAAGGCAAAGTAAATGAAGTGATTCAGAAGCGCACCGAGAAGATGCGTGAAGAGCATGCCCGTTTACTAAATGCCGAAACAACACGTGCAAACAATGCAGAAGCTTATGCCAATAAGTTTAAGCAATCTGTGGTTCAAGGCCAGATTGTTCAAGCGGCTGTTGAACTTGAAGCATTACCTGAAGCAACGGCAGATATCGCATTCCTAGCTCAGACTAAATTTGCTTTAGATGAAGACGGTAAAGCCGTAGCAGTGGACGAAAGCGGCGAAGTGGTCATCGGTAAAGATGGCAAGACGCCATTATCACCAAAAGAGTGGGTTGAATCCTTGCGTGAGCAAAAGCCTTACTTCTGGCCTAAAGCGAATGGATCTGGTGCACCGGGTAGTACCAATACCAAAGGTCAGGTCGACATCCTCAAAGCAGATGGTTCTGTGAATCTAACAAAACTTGCCCAATTACGAAATGAAAATCCGCAGCTGGCAAAAGAGCTTGCTGCAAAACACGGTATTAAACTTTAATTAAGGAGATGGCCAAATGGCTGATACAAAAATTGCTGATGTAATCGTTCCAGAATTATTCACACCATACGTTTTAAACAAGACTGCAGAAAAATCGGCGTTATGGCAGTCAGGCATTGTTGGTGAACCTGAAGTTGAGATTGCCTTCGGTACCAAAGGCGGTAGCACTGTAAATATTCCTTTCTGGAATGATTTAAGCGGTGAATCTGAAGTGCTTACAGACAGTAAAGCACTCACTGTAAATAACATTACTTCTGGGCAGGATATTGCGATTTTGCATGCCCGAGGTAAGGCATGGGGAGCAAATGATCTTGCTAAAGCTTTGTCTGGTGATGATCCATTAGGGGCGGTGGGAGATCTTGTAGCAGATTACTGGGCACGTGAGTTCCAAGGTTTTACAGTGAATACGCTTAAAGGTGTATTCGGTGCTTCAAGCATGAAGAAAAACGTTCACGACATTACTGCAGGCACAGGAGCAGCAGCTGTGATCGATGGTCATTCATTTGTAGATGCATCATACAAGCTTGGTGATGCCGTCGATAAATTGACAGCAATCTCAATGCATTCTGCAACCATGGCATCACTTTCTAAACAAGGACTGATTGAAACCGTACGTGATGCGGACGGCGTATTACTCTACAAAACCTTTATGGACCGCCGTGTCATTGTTGATGATGGTATGCCTGTTGATGGTGATGTATTTACTTCATTCTTGTTCGGGCAAGGTGCGATTGGATTCCAAGATGTAGGGGCACCAGTAGGTGTAGAAACTGATCGTGATAGCTTAGCCGGTACAGACATTCTGATTAACCGTCGACACTTTGTATTACACCCTCGTGGCATTAAATGGGCGGGCGCTACAGGTGTTGCACCAAATAATGCTGGTCTTGCATTAGATACAAACTGGGAGCGTGTATACGATCCTAAGCAGATCCGTATTGTGGCATTCAAGCACAAGATTAAATAACAAATGGGCGGGTAATACCGCCCTATCTTTTTTGGAGATTCTCACATGGGACTTTCATCATTTAACCGAGCACGGGAACGACAAATGACACAAGAAAAAGTAAATGAGTTAGAAATTCAATTGGCTAGTTTAAAAGGCAGTTTTGATGCATTCATGAATGATCCTGAAGCAATGAAAGCCCGTCTTGCTGAGTTGGAACATAGCGCAGATGCCCAAAAGCCCATAGGTGGAAATCAACCACAGGAGGGGGAACAATCTAAACCTATGAATTACTCATCACTCAAGGTTGATGAAATTAAGGCTTTATTGATTGAAAAGGGCATTTCATTCGATGGTGTAACTCGTAAAGACGATTTAATTGCACTCATTCCACAGCAGAGCCAAGGGGAATAATCAATGAGCTTTATCACTGAACAGGAAGCAATTGAACACGTACAGGGCTTTGATGCTTTATCTAAGAGTGATAAGGCTGATTATTTACTGAAGGCTGAAACGTATCTGATAGCTCGTAATGCAAGACCTTATGATGACCTCTCGAAAGTGCCTAAAGCATTAAAGATAGCTTCATATGAAACCATTAAGGGCATCATTAAAGGAGATTTATACAGTGGGCAGGAACAGGCCTTAAAGCGCAAAAAAGTTAAAGCTGATACGGTTGAGTCTGAAAAGGAATTTCAGGACGGATCTAAAAAGTTAAATGCTACCGAGCAATACATTTTGGATCTGATTAAGCCATTCACAAAACGTTCTGCTGTTTTCTTTGTGAGGAAGGTTTAATGAGTTTGCGAGCAGAACTCCAATCAGATCTAGCAGAAGCTTTCGATGACGATCTTGCAGATGCTGTACACACATTTACCTGTGTAAGAATCACTAAAAAGAACTTTGACCCAGTGCATGAAACCTATGAGGAAGAAGAATTGTCTTATTCTGGCCGTGGAGTGCTTTTTGGGCAATATAAGTCTTATGACATTGCCAATTTAGGAATACCAGCTACGGATAGCAAAGCCACAGTGTTACAGAATGAAGTTACTGAAGAACCCGCCATCGATGATATATGGGTTACCGATAATATGTCGTACCGAGTGATTAATATTTCTAAAGATCCCTTGAGCGCCATTTGGATCTGCCAGTTGAGAAAGGTTTAAAAAATTGGTCTAATATCCTCCTTGAAAAAGGGGGGATATATGATAATACGAGGAAATAACGCTGAAAAAATTGCAACAATACTTATCATTTTTTTTAGTTTAGCTATTTGTTTTATTTTAATCAGTTTAGCTTTTAGTTCAATTACTCATTCTTCAATAGAGAATATAGTTAAAGATGGAATGGTATTTGCTGCAACTTGTATAGCCCCAATTATTGCAATATTTTTAGTAAATGATTGGAAGGCTCAGCATTACAGTATTAAACTTGAAAAGGATGCAGAGGACATTGTTAAAACTATAATTAATCTTAATAGTGAGATTTCACTATTAATGCGTAAAGTACAAAAAGCTCTTATAACGGCAAAGGAAGGCGATGATACCGATACTTGGGAAGAACTGGATGCTGAAATAGGTCTTCTAACAGCCAAATTAAGCGCTTTAATAACTGATGCGAATATTAGTTTCAGTCACCTACCTCAAGCTGAAAATTTTGTATTGGCAGTATTCAATATGCTCAGTAGAATGCAGAATTATTTAAGCTCGATGGACGCTTGTATAAAATATAACTATTACAAGAGAGTTAGAGGCATAACAAATGCGTTAATTTTAGACATGTTTCTTCCTAAATCAGATGAGTTTGACGATGCTACGTTTAGGTGGTTAAGTTCTTCGGGGGAATATTTAGATGAAATCAATAGACATATAAGTGATATTAAAATTCATTAACCCACAATAGTGGGTTTTTTTTCAGGTACGATTTTATGGCATGGAAAGGTAACAAGCCGTCAAGTTTCTTAATTCAGGTTAAAGAAGACGGCGAAAAATTAATTAAAAATATGGGTATGGATCTTATCCAAGGCGTGATTGTGAATACTCCAGTTGATACGGGAACGGCACGGGCAAACTGGAAAGCTTCAAATTCTCCGGACCTAAAATATGACTTGAAAGACCAAGATAAATCCGGGCAAGGTACTATTAATAAAGCTTACGTGTTCTTTTCACAAAATGCAAAACTTGGATCTGTTATCTACCTGCAGAATAATTTGCCTTACATTGAGCGTTTGGAAACAGGTTGGTCTGATCAAGCACCTCAAGGGATGGTCTCAACGACAATGAATATGATTAAGCAAAAGTACGGCGGTTAAAATGGCAATGACTATCGAAGATGCACGTATAGCTATCACTGAGCGTATGCGCTTGTTTAAGGGACTTTCACAAGAAAGTATAGGTTATCCCAACTTATCGTTTGATCCACCTGCAATTGGGCTGTGGTGCCGTTTGAATATCATATTTGGTAAAAGCTTTACGGCGGGTCTTGCAAAAAAGCCTACGGTACGCCGTACTGGAACAATTAATATCCAGTGCTTTGCTCGTCCAAACACTGGTACAAAGGAAATGAGCATTTTAAATACAGCGCTCCTCGAGCACTTTGAGTTTTTTTCTGTTGGCCAACTTGAATTTTCTGAAGGTGAGGCTATTCATGTTGGGACAAGTAACGATTTTGATATGTATAATGTGGTTGTTGGGTTTCGGGTAAATTAGACATTTTATTTATTGAATTTCCTGAAAAATTAATCACTTTAGAAATAGCTCACATACTACTTATTAGAAAGGCTTCTTATGGCAAGTAAAAAAACTAATTCATTTATTATCGGTGAAGATATACGAAAAAGAGAATTACCAGAATTTTTGATTCAAGTTGGTGATAAAATGTTCAAAGAATTAGAAAAGCAAAATGATGCTAAAAAAACTTCACAATCTAAAGGAAAACCAAAGAAAGAAAAACCAAAGAATGTCTATATTCTAGATATTTGTGCTGTAAGTGTAACAAAATTATCTGGTGTGATTACGGACTTAAAAAAACGTGAAATATATGAAAGACTGAGGAGTTCAGATAAGCGAAAAAATAGAATATCTTACTTATGTGCATTTTTAGAAAAAATAAGTGATACACGAGGAAAAATGACTCTAGAAGAGTTGAAAGTGCAGATAAAAGTTGATTTAGAAGCTCTAAACAAATTTTTTAGGCATGCTAAAGTTATCGAGGGTATTGTAGGTTTGTTAATACAAGCAGAAAAGCTTTTTGAACAGCCGATTGAACTTGATCGAGACAAATATTTTGATTTTATGAAAATGCTGAATAATGAATTTCAACTTCTTAATCCTGTTTCGAGCACTTTAAGATTAGAAAGAGCCAATGAAATAATTTTGTCAGCTATTAATTTGGGAATAGCCCCACAACATGTTCTTGTTTGTAGCGCATTAGCATGCCTTTGTGGTAATAGTGAAATTCAAAGAATGATGAAGTTTAAGAAAGATCCAACATTATATGATCATACGAATGTTTATGCAGATATTATGAATGTTCCGAGGTTTGCAAGAACAAAGCTAATGATAAAAAAGAAATTCCCTATTACAAATGTTGAATTTGTTACTGGTGATGAAGGTTTAAAAATTCTTATGAAACATTATCATATTAAGGCCGCAAATAATATTAGCCAAGGTGTTGATTTTCAGAGTGTTCAATATATTGCAAAGCCTGATATAAAACCTTTGCTTATGCTTACAGAAGCTAATGAAACGGTAATAAATCAAATTGTAGATTTGCAGTTAAATAGTCAAGATTATATTTTAGATATATTTAGTTGATGAGATTAAAAAATTTACGAAAAAACCTAACTTCTAAGTAATTTAAAATCATTTTCACTAATGCCACCCTTTGAGGTGGTTTTTTTATGCCTGAAGAAAAGGAGGAAGCAACATGTCTAGTGGTGCTCGTCAAATTACCCAAATTGCAAAAGAAGCTGTGGTCGGTGTTACTCCCGCACCATTCGACCGCACTATTTTCGAGTTTACTGAAAACGGTATAGATGCGACTGTTACGAAAGAAGAGTCTAAGTCGATCACTAGTGGCCGACTGGCCAGATCCTCTATGATCACAGGCGTAGAGTATGCCGGTGATTTGAATATTGAGGCTAAATATAGCCCTTTGGTTCAGGAACTAATGGCCGCTGCCGCGTTTAATGAGTGGGCTAACGACGTGCTAGTCTTTGGCGGTACTAAGCGGCAAACATTCTCAATTTTACGCGGGTTCGATGATGTTAATGACTATCACGTATTCCGTGGTTGCCATGTAAATACTTTCAATATCGACATTCCAGAGAAAGGTATTGTAAAAATGTCATTCGGTCTGATGGCATTGGGTCGAAAAAACTTTGATAAGCCACCTGCAGGAGCTATTGCCGATGCAGATGATAATCCTAAGTTGTCTAATGTTTCTATTGGTGAAATTCTTATCGACGGAGTGTCGCAAAAAGGCGTTTCATGTATTACAGCATTTTCATACAAATGGGATAACACCATGCAGCTTCAAAACTGCCTTGGTAATAAATTAGATGCTCAAGCAATTCTTGAAATGATAGCCTTAGGCACAGGCAACTTTACTTCAGCCTGGTCGCGTAAAACCTCCGATATGTACGAAAAGCAGTTCACTAATAAAACTATTTCACTGAAAGTACCAATCGAAGATACAGAAGGGAATAAGTACGAAATTTTCATCCCAAAAGCAGAAATCAAAGCACCTCTACCAGCTGGTGGTAAAGGTGACATTATCAATACTTCATTTGAATATACGATTGTGGACCAAGCACCAACAATCACACGTATTGCCGCACCAAAAACCAAACCTTAATTACTTTTTATTATGACAGCCCTTTGGGCTGTCTTACTCTATGGAGAGGCCAATGACCTTAATTGTAAATGTTCAAGAAAATAAAAATGTAAGCGAATGGTGTAAATTTAAAGATGAAAATGGTGCGGTTCTCGCTGAATTTAAGATCCGGGGCATTAGTTATAAACCTTACCGCGTGGCTATAGAGAGGGCTTCTAACCAAGTCGCATCAAAAGGTTATGACGTTAGTGCCGCGACAATACTGGATAAACTTTATCCTGAACTCTTATTAGAATGTGCCGCTTGCCATTTATTGGAGGACTGGAAGGGCGTTGTATTATGTGAAAAAAACAATAACGGTGAACTTATAAAAACTACGCCTGGTTATACACCCGAAAATGCGACCAAACTTTTTAATTTAGGTGATATTGGTCCAATCATTTGGGCTTTCGTAAAATCTGAATCAGAACGCATTCAATCAGAGGCGGATGAATACAAGGATGAAGTAGTGGGAAAGTTATCAACCTCTACAAATGGTTCCAGTTCGGCTCAGAAAAAGAAGCGAACGAATACAGTAAAAAACAATCAGCAATAGCCGAAGCTTTAAACCTTTCAGAACCTGAAATCATTGAAAGGCCTGAACCGTCATATATGGCTTACGAAATTATCACCTCTTACAACGTTATAGCACGGTCACGGCGTTATGTTGAATATACCCCTTTGCAACTCGATCTATCCGCTATAAATGCATTCTGCGAGCAATACGACTTACCTGTAGAACGTTGGATCTTTAACGAATGTATTTTTGCGATCGACAATTTATTTATTGATGAAGCAGCACACCGGCAGCAAGCCCGATAGATCTGCACATATTTTCAAAGATGCCCTGAGAAATCAGGGCTTTTTTTTGCCTATAGGAAAGTGAAATGACGCAAACGGCACGCTTAGAAGTCATCATTGATAGCCAACATGCTGAAAGAAATGCACGCATGTTGGGTAATGAATTAATCAATATTGAGCAACGTGGAGATTATGCGGGTAAATCAATGGACAACTTGTCTGTTTCTATCCGTAAACTTACGGGCTTTATGGCCAGTATTATTACCGCCAACCAAGCAATTGCTAAAGCTGACGGATATACACAATTTGCTGACCGAATCCGAAACGCTACGGATAGTGCTGAAGAGTATGATTATGTGCAAAAACGGCTGTTTGCTTCTACTAAAAGCACTTTCCGTGCACTCGCTGAAGCCCAAGAAGTCTATTTAGGTCTCGCTGGGGGAATGAAAGCATTAGGGTATCAAACTAAAGAAACTCTTGATGTTGCTGATTCTCTATCCTTTGCATTTACCGCAAACGCTGCAAGGGCAGACCAAGCTCAGTCGGCAATTGACTCTTTTAACAAGTCGATGGCTAAGGGCAAGATTGATGCTGATGCTTGGATCTCAATCGTTACCGCAGCCGATAACATTATTGCGGATATGGCCAAGACTACGGGCAAGTCTGAAACAGAAATCCGTAAGTTAGGTGCAACGGGCAAAATCTCATTAGAAGAATTAATCCGGACTCTTAAACTTACAAAAGAAGCAAACCAAGAACTGGCCGATAATATTGATAACAGCTTAGCTGACGGTTTGACGTCCTTATCTAACGCCGTGTCTAAAGTACTCGGTGAACTCAATATGAGTACGGGCGCTACCAACTCCGCAGCTGCGGGTTTAGGGATGTTGGCTGATAATCTTGAAACAGTAACAAATGTTGCCATGATTGGCGGCGCTTATTGGCTTGCGACTTATATCCCCGGTATTGTGAAATCTGGTATTGCAATTGGGACCAAAACTAAGGAGCTTGGCGCTCAAGTAACTGTTCAGTACGCCGCAATTCAAGCAGAGCGTGCAGCTGCGGCGCAAGAATTATTAAGCGCTCAAGCCCGTGCAAATAACCTTAAATCTACAATTGCTGTAATCCAAGCTGAAAAGGCTTTAGAAGTAGCTAGGCTGAAAGGGCAAATTTCTGAAAAAGGCAGAAATATGTCGCTTGCTCGAATGATTGAACTGAAGAAAGTTGAATCTCAAGTCACAAAAGAGTTAACAATTGCTGAAAATACATTAACGGCTGCCAAAACGCGAGCTACGGCGGCCGGAGCGGCCTCTATGGGCGCGAGTAGGGCTTTGCTTGGGGTGTTGGGCGGTCCAGTAGGTTTAGGGCTTACAGTCGCATCTGTGGCAGCTACCTATTTGTTGTTCAGAGATAATACCGATAAGGCAACAAAATCTTTAAATGAAAATGGTAAGACTGTTGAAGAGATTATTAAAAAATATGAAAAATTGGATGAAGTACAAAAGCGCACTCAATTAAGAGCCGAAGAAGATTCATTTAAACATTTATCGGAAATGTATTCTGATGCAAGCCGCCAATTAACGGCATTGACCTTGCACCTTCACCGTTCTGGGGAAGCTTCAAGCGAAATTGCTAAGCAAATTAGCGAACTTGCAATGAAATATAAAGAAGGTAAATTGACAGCAGAAGAACTAGCTAATCAGCTCAATGAATTAAACGGCATAACTGAAAACGGAAAATCAAAGATTGATGAACAGGTTAACGTTATTTCTAATTTAAGAACTCAATTGCATAAACAGAAAAACATTACTGAAGAAATGATTAATCAATCTAAGCGTTCTGTTGATGCTACGAATGCGGAAACACAGGCCTTAAACGAAAAGCGTTTAGCGCAGCAAAAACTATTAGAAAGTGCGAAACAAAATATAGAGGCTGACAACCAAAAAAACCGCTTTTTAATAGACTCTATTAAGTCTAATGGGGGGGATCAAAAGGCGGTTGATAAATCAAACTACATGGTCGACTTTTATGCAAAAAACAATATCTCATTAGATCAAAAACTATCTGATGATTTGCTTAAAGTAGCCCAAGAAGGTTTTGATCTTCAGCAGCAAGCCAAGAAGGTTGAAGAAGATGCGCTAAAGATCAAAGAGCAGCGTTATAAGTACTCACAACAAGAAGTTAAGATGATGCAGAAAGTGCAGCAGCTTATGTCTAGTGGTGGATTAAATGAATATGCGAAGCAAAAGGGAGTGCCGACACATCTGGTCGCGGGCTTAATGGCTCAAGAATCGAAAGGTGAGCGTTTTGCTAAAAGCCCTACTGGTGCAATCGGTTATTTTCAAACTACAAGCGATTATAGAAAAGATAATAAACTATCAGTAAATGATAGTTATGACCTAACGAAAGTCGGTAAAGTTGTAATCGACAATTTAGCAAAAGTTTTTGCTGATACCGGAGATTGGTCGACTGCAATTCTATCCCATAATGCTGGCGTAGCAGGTGCGAAAAAATTTAAGAAGAATGGGCAGGTAACCGGGAATGAAGCTCGTAAAAAAGAGGTTTCAGAATATGTGGGTAAAGTTGATAAATGGTCATCATACGCGGCAGGTTCAAATAACTCAGTATTTTTAGATACCAACCAGTTAGACAAGGCAAAGGACTATCAAGCATTTTTAGAGGAAGCAAAAAAACATAATGAACAGGTTGCAAAAAACAAGCTGCAGCTTGAAATGGAAGTTGCCGATAAAGTAACGCAGATCCGCTCAAATTTATCTGAAAAGTTTAAAGAAATTGATAAGGCGGAATATAGTGATAAAGAAGCCATTGAATTAAAAGCCAAGTACCAATTAATAGCCGACAATGAAGTAGCGATTGCACAACAGGCAATCAAATCAAAGATTGACGATTATAGTGATTACCTAAAAACTGAAGAACAATTGTTAGCTGATAGCTTTGCACGCCGTCAATTTGATGCAGCACATGATTTAGAGTTAACGGCTGAAGATCGAAAGAAAGCAGTAGAGTTACTTGGCCAGCAATTCAAACAAGAGCAAGCATTGATTGCTTTAGCTTATGAGCACAGATTGTTCCAAGCAAGACAAACTTTAATGACTGAATCAGAAATGATTCGTGAACGTTACCGTCTGGAACGTGAAGAGATCTTCTTAAATAGCAAAATTTCAGATGAAGAAAAAAAGAAGTTAATAAGCTACTCAAAAGCAAGTCAGGAAAAAGAACTAAACAATCGTTTAAAAAATTCATCAATAGAAATGGCAAGAATCAATTCAGAGATGTCTGGTTCCGGGCAGTTATTTGAAATCAATCAAACAAAAGCTTCTCGTTATCAAGCGAATGAAAACTGGTACGACTCAGAAACCGCTGTAATTGATCATAATGAGGGTAGTCAGATTGAAGAACTACAGCGCCAATTTGACGAGAAATTACTATCTCAGCAGGACTTTGAGGACCAGAAAACAGCAATTATTTTGTCTGCTTTAGAACAACGTGAAGCGGCCTATAACCAATTTAAAGACAATGAAAATAAGATTGATACAGCTGCGGGACAAGCTCAATTAGATTTCTATATAGGGCAGACACAGGCTACGCTTGGTGCATTTCAAGGCATGTTCGGTGCGATTCTCGGGGAACAGTCCTCGGCATATAGAGCAATGTATGCCGCTGGTCAAGCATTTGCATTAGCTCAAGCCGGAATGAATCTTTGGAAATCGGCTTCTGATGCTTATGCCGCTGAACCGGGCACCGTTTGGCAAAAAGCTGGTGCGGCTCTTAAAGCGACAATTGATCAAGGTACAATGATTGCAATGATCCAAGCAGCAACCCCGAAAGGATTTTCTGACGGTGGTTATACAGGCGCGGGTGGTAAATATGACGAAGCCGGTGTTGTTCACAAGGGAGAAGTAGTTTGGTCACAGGAGGATATTAAAAGATGGGGCGGGGTAAGTGTTGTAGAGGCAATGCGGAAAAATAGCCCTTTGAATTATTCTAGCGGTGGGGTTGTATCAAACGAGAACCGACTCGCTGTGCAAAGAGACTCGCGTCAATTAGATTCAATCCAACAAGCTAAAGCAGTCAATCAAATCCCGCCTAAGGTTACGATCATTAATCAAACAACGAGAGAGGTTGAAGCAACAACTGAATGGGACGGCGAGGAGCTTAAAATTAAACTTGAAGAATTTAAAAAGCAAAATGAAATGATGATGGATAGAAAGATCCAAGATTCATGGAGAAATGCTGAAAGACAGGGTGGGGCTTTAAGCAAATTTAAAATGGGCTAATTTAATTGGTTAAGGCGGGGATTATTCCCCGCCTTATTGGATTTGATTTTTAACATTTGTTAAAGTTTAAGCTTTATTTTTTGTGAATTATTTAAGTGAAAAAGTTAGTATTGTTAGCCTTTTTTGTTGGTTCTGTCGGTTGTGGTAATAATGAGTTGATAAAACTAAACAAAGATTTAAAGCAACATGAGCAAATAGAAAAAGATTTATTGAGTGAATCAAAAATACTTGAATCAAAATGTAATAATTCAGTACAAATTGCCAAAGAGGCGGATAAATCTAATCAAGGAAATATAGTAGAACTGAGTAAAAATGCGGCTGAAATATGCCAGATACTCCAATCAAATACAGAAAAACGACTTAAAAATGCAGAGAAAATACTTCAACTACATGTTGCTATAACTGCGGAAGAAAGCAAAGGAAAGTAAAAGTTTTCAGATTATTAGTAATGTTTAAAGCCTAATAATTTTACATATAAATAACCCTAGAGTTATTTACATTAAATAACTCTAGGGTTATAATGACTTCATCAGGTTAACAGGGTGGTTTTGTGAAAAGTCTGGATTTGATCAAGATGATTGAGACAGACGGTTGGTATCAGGTTAGGGTTACTGGAAGTCATCATCATTTCAAACACCCAACTAAAAAGGGACTGGTAACGGTTCCACATCCTAAAAAGGATTTACCAAGCGGAACTGTTAAAAGCATTTTGAAACAAGCAGGTCTTAATTGACCTGCTGTTTTCCGACTTTAAAAAACCACTGTAAAACGTATCGACATCGGCGATATGGCAACGACCTAAACTTGGAGTAAATAAGATGTTGTATCCGATTGCAATTGAACGTGGATCTGACACAGAAGCTTTTGGTGTCATTGTTCCAGATATCGCAGGTTGTCATGGTGCTGGCGATACATTTGAAGAAGCCCTAGAAAGCGTAAAAGAAGCTATTTCAGGGCATTTAGAAATCTTGGCTGAAGATGGTGAAGATATTCCTTTAGCTTCATCAGTTGATAAGTATATTGATTCTGATGACTATAAGGGTTTTATTTGGGCTGTCGTAGAAGTTGATGTGAGCCGTTATTTAGGTAAGGCTGAAAAAATCAATGTCACACTTCCAAGTCGATTAATTCGTAAAATTGATGATAGTGTAGGTAAAGATAAGCAGTATAAAACCCGCTCAGCATTCTTAGCGGCTGGGGCTGAGCGATTGTTACATGCTTAAATCAGTAGTAAAAAACCACCCTTAGGTGGTTTTTTTATACTAAAAAAGGAAAATTAAAATTCAACTTCCTTAAGTTTCCTTGGCTATGATTTTTGGCTTGCTGTCCTCATTTAAAATTTCAATGCTTTCTAATTTTACAAGTCTGGTTGTTTTATCTTGTTTAACTGCAAAACAAGAGTCTTTGTTGCAAAGATTTGTTAAACGATAGTTATTTGAAAGGTTTTGATTTTTTAATTCCTTTATCTTTGGAAAGGTGCGGAAAATTTCATTTTTTTCGGGTTCGCGTTTTTTAAAACTAAGTTCAAAATTATTTTTTGCATCTTTATTTCCTTGAATTTGAAGATTCATGCCTGAATTAAACAGAATTAAAATAATTGAAATAAAGATAAGTAACGCAAAGTACATAAACCCTAATTTTTTTATGATGCCTGTTTCACCTTCACCATAGATAGACTTTTTGATGTAAGAATAATCAAACCTATTTTTCACCAAGTAGTTTTTTGCATATGCCAACGACCTGTTCCTAGTTAAGTCAGTTGTTCTACGAGGGGGTTGAGGGAAGTACTTTTTAAGAAAAGGGGATTGGTAATAGGATTGTATATAAACGTACTTACTTTTTTTAAATTGACCAAAACAAAAGTGGTAAATAAATCTTGATAACCATATCGTAGAAGTAACGATGATACTAAATATAAAAAATCCATCTTTACCAGAATTATTAGAAATAAAAAAAGCGATAAGGAGAAATAAAAATAGATAAAAAAACTTATCTAGGCCGACTAAAAAACCGTCTATCATTGTGTTCGGGATTGATAAATCAGAAAAGCTAATAGTTACTCCAAAAAACTCACCGTATCCGTAGTTGTACCAATAACCGCACCAGAATAAAAAAGAAGTTAGCAGTGTGATGAGTATTGCCAAGTCAAAATTGAATGTAAATTTCAAAAAATTGCTCCTGTTTTTTTATTGGGAATGATAGCACTGAATTTTATCTTTCATTTTATAACACTAAAGCAAGTTTTCATTTTAATGCAAACTAAGGTATAGTTTTACTAGTGTGGTCGTACTTTGGTTTGATCACAAAAATATTAAAGCTCATCGTTCGATGGGCTTTTTTTATGGCTGAGAAAAACTAATGGGCGATAAAGTATTCAAGTGGGAATGTGATTTAGAAGGTAATTCACAGACCCAAAAGTTTAGTGTTTTAAATACCAGTTTTGGTGACGGATATGAGCAAAATACATCCGTAGGTATTAATAATATTAAGGGTGAGTGGAAATATCAGCGTACAGCTTATAAAGCCGAAATTTTAGAGATAAAGGCTTTTTTTGATGAGCACATGGGGAGTCAATCATTTTTATGGGAATCACCGCTTGACGGTCAGGTACGCGTTAAGACAGATACCAGTTATGCCCCTATGCAATTAGGCGGTGACGTTTGGCGAATTATGACTAATTTCAAGCAAGTCTATTACCCTTAAAATAGAATCTTTTATCAGCCCCTAAACGGGGCTTTTTTTGTGAGTAAAAAATGACTTTAACAAGTGATTTTCAGAAATTAGAAGTTGATAGCCTCATCCGCTTGTATGAACTGGATGCAAGGGCATTTGGTATCGGTGTTTTAAGATTTCATGGTCATATTGGCCAGAATGGAAATACAAATATCATTTGGCAAGGTGAAGCCTTTGAGCCGTTATCGATAGAAACGAGTGGAATGGAAGTGCGTTCAGACGGTAGAGCTTCAGCACCGACATTGACTATTGCAAATAATATTAATGGTATCCAAGGTGCAATTTCTGCGTACTGCCTTCAATCTGGAGATTTTGCCGGGGCAAAGCTAAAAGTCATTACCACGCTGGCTAAGTATCTAGATGCCGCAAACTTTCCTGAAGGGAACCAGCATGCAAGTAATGAGTCTAAAGAACAGCATTGGTACATAGAACAAAAGATTTCTGAAAACCGTGTTCAAGTCGTTTTTGAACTATCTAACCCGATTGATTTTGAAGGTCTACGCATTCCAGCCCGTCAGATTACCTCACTTTGTGAATGGGCGTGTAAAGGGCGGTATCGAGGCGAAGAATGTGGGTATATCGGCACTAAAATGTTTACAGATAAAAATGAACCAACAGATGACCCCGCGCGTGATAGATGCGCAGGCCTTTTAAAGTCATGCCGTATTAGACATGGTGAGAATGCACCTCTACCTTTTGGCGGTTTTCCGGCATCGAATTTACTTTAAGGTGCTTTATGAAACTTACTTTAAAACTTAAAAAAGCAATTCAATCACATGCCATGGAGAGTTACCCGAGAGAGAGCTGCGGAGTAATCGTAAATCGGGAATATCTTCCTTGTCGAAATATTGCTGAATCTAATGATCAGTTTGAGATTCATCCAGTAGATATTGCTGCAGCTGAAGAAAAGGGGGAGATTGAAGCGATTGTACATAGTCACCCTAATAGCACAGCAACGGCTTCAGAACTGGATCTTAAACAAATTGAAATACATGGCAAGCCATGGGTTATTTGTTCCTATCCGGATATAGATTTTCAGGTATACAAGCCTAATGGATATAGCGCCCCTCTAGTGGGGCGTAATTATTTTCACGGTTGGCAAGATTGCTATTCATTGATCTGTGATTTTTACAAGCGTGAGCTAGGTATTGCTTTAATGGATTTTGAGCGTGTAGATGCATGGTGGGAAGATCCAGGGCACGCCTCCTTATACCTTGAAAATTATCAAAATACAGGGTTTTACGAAGTTGACGTCCCTCAGTACGGCGACATGATTATTTGCCGTGTAGGTCGAACTGAGCACCCGAATCATGCGGTTATTTGGCTAGGTGATAAAGGCAAACTTCAGTCGGAAGAAACAGAGCCTTGTTTCGGTTCCTCTCTGATTTTACATCACCCGTATGGCCGCAAATCTGTACGCGAGATCTACGGTAAACAATGGCTTGACCGGACTGAAAAAATTTTAAGGCACAAACGTGTCAAATAGCATTCATCATTTCGATGAGTAACGCCATAAGGCAATCAAAGGAGACAAACAATGTCAAATCGAACTCAAAAATATGTATCAATTCCAGAAGCTCAATTAATCAATTGGTTTGATGGCCAAGTTAATCAGTTGAAGTTTACCCACGGGATTGATGTTGAACGCTTGCAGCTAACTTTTGATAAAAAAGAAGGGTATTCAATTTTATTGGAAAAGAATGATACGCCTGTTCCTGTAACGCCAGTAAATCAAAACGCTTGATAGTGGGGTGAAATAAGATGCTCAAAACTATCAAACTCTACGGCGTACTCGGTCAGAAATTCGGTAAGGTATTTAAACTGGATGTTTCTAATACAAAAGAGGCTGTACGTGCTCTATCTGTGCAAGTTCCGGGTTTTGAGCATTTTATGATGAATGCTCATCACCAAGGGCTTGAATTTGCAATTTTCTTTGATGAAAAAAAACAACGAGGACAAAAACAATTATCTATTTATGATCCCGTATCAAATAGAACAATAACGGGAAATAACATAGGCGAAAGTCAGCTCGGAATGAATACTGATAGTGAAGTCATTCATATAGTTCCGAGAATCATGGGCGCAGGAGGCGCCGTACAAGCTGTTTTAGGCGCTGTTTTAATTGTGGTAGGGGTTTTAGTTACGATTGGCACTTTGGGTGGCGGTGCGCCTTTGGGTGCGGCTTTAATCGGTGCCGGTGTAGGTATGCTCGTTGGAGGGGTTGCCCAGATGTTAATGCCCAAAATGGATACAAATGAGGAAAACCAAGATGGTAACAGGGCAAACAAAGGATTTGGTGCTGCTGTTACAACAGTTGCACAGGGTAACCCGGTGCCTATTCTTTACGGGCGACGAGAGATCGGCGGCTTTATTATCAGCGGTAGTCAAAACTCTGAAGATCTAAAGTAATTAAACACGTTCAATTGAATCGACCTGAAATGGTCGATTTTTTTATCTCGAGAAAAGTATGATTGAATTTATTAAAGGTTCTAAAAAGGGAAAAAAGAAGGCTCGAAAGCCTCGGATTGCCCCCGATTCTGCCCAATCAATAACTTATATCAAAGCCCTTTACGGGCTGGCTGAGGGTGAGATTAAGGGCTTAACAAATGGTCATGAATCTGTATATCTAGAAAGTACCCCGTTATTAGACGCAAATAAAAAAGAAAACTTTAGCGGGGTAAAAGTAGATTTTCGCCCTGGTACTAATGATCAAGAATATATCCAAGGTTTTCCGGCGGTTGAAAGTGAAACCGCAATCGATGTTGAATTAACTGATAAAAGCCCATGGGTTCGGGCTTTTAAAAACTTGGATTTAGACGCGGTTAGAATTCGATTTAAATGGGGACCTATTTATAATCAGAATATGAGTAATGGGGATGTTAACGGCTATACAATCCATTACGCGATTGATCTTCAAACGGATGGCGGCCAATGGAATGAAGTTTTAAATACAAAAATTTCTGATAAAACTTCAGCCAATTACGAACGTGGCCACAAAATCGAATTACCGGCCGCAGATTCGGGCTGGCAGATTCGTGTAAGACGTATCACACCAAATAAAAATAGCACTGAATTTGGCGATAAAATGTCTATTGCCGCAATTACTGAAATTATTGATGCCAAGCTCCGATACCCGAATACTGCTTTATTGAGCCTTGAATATGATGCTGAAACGTTTAGTAATACGGCAAAAGTATCAGTAGATTGCGAAGGTAAAATTATTCGGGTCCCTTCCAATTATAGTGCAGTATCTCGAACCTATACCGGTATTTGGGACGGTACTTTCATTCGCGCATACAGTAATAACCCGGCATGGATTTATTACGATGCTTGTGTAGAGGACCGATATGGCCTCGGTGAACGTTTAACGCCGTTAATGATAGATAAATGGTCGCTCTATCGTTTAGGCCAGTATTGCGATGAAATGGTACCAGACGGTCAAGGGGGTAAAGAGCCACGTTTTACATGTAATGTCTATCTTCAAAAAGATGAGGACGCATACAGCTTTTTAGTTAAACTTGCCGGCGTTTTTCGTGCGATTTCTTATTGGGATGGCAATAGCATTATCTGCGATGCCGATATTCCGCAAGATACTTACTTTGCATATTCACGTGCCAATGTCATCGATGGCAATTTTGAATACACCGGCACGCGCGCGCGTGACCGTCACAATGTTGTAAAAGTCGCTTGGGACAACCCTGATAACCACTATAAAACAGAATATGAGTTTGTTCGTGATGAAAAAGCAATTGGCAGCTCTGGACAAGTCCGTATTCTTGATCTGGATGCATGGGGGTGCACATCACGTGGACAGGCGCAACGTGCCGGACAGTGGGCTTTAAAATCCGAACAGCTAGAAACGAGAACTGCGACTTTTAAAGTTGGCTTAGATGGTCATATTCCGTTACCCGGTAAAATTATTGAAATCTCAGATGAACTTTTTGCTGGCCGTGCGAACGGGGGGCGTGTAGCTGCTGTTTCTCAAGATCAAAAAAGTGTAACGCTTGATCGAGACGAAGTTTTAGTTAAAGCCGGTGATAAGCTCGTTGTGAACGGCGAAGACGGCCGAGCTCAGACTCGCATAGTTCAATCAGTTAGCGGACGTACTGTCACTGTAACTGAACCCTTCAAAGATATCGCCGTACAAAATGTATGGGTGCTGAATGCTAAAGATTTGGCCACGATGAAGTTTAGAGTCATTTCAATCCGCGAAGAAGAAAAGCACCAGTTTACAATCACAGCGCTTCAGTATAATGCTTCAAAATTCGACGCGATTGATCATAGTGCTCATTTTGATGATGCTCCGATTTCAATTGTTAACCCGGGTATTCAAGAACCTGTATCGAGTGTTGAAATCTCAAGTAAAAACCATGTTGAACAAGGCCTAACTATCACAACAATGGTAATTACCTGGCAACAAGCCAAGGGCGCCGTCAAATATCAGGTTGAATGGCGTAAGAATGACGGCTCATGGATTAAAGTACCTGTTACTGGGAATAACTCACTAGAAGTAACCGGCGTTTATGCCGGGACATACCAAGCACGTGTAATTGCTATTTCGGCATTTGAAGACGCTTCATTGCCCGTATATTCAATTATTACTGATTTAAAGGGTAAACAGGGCTTACCTCCAAAATTAGCATCCATTACGGCCTCAGGCATTCTCTTTGGAATGCAATTAAATTGGTTATTCCCAAACGGTGCAGATGATACTGCTTATATCGAAATTGAAGTTTCTCCCGATGGTAAAAGCAATATTTCATTACTCGGACTATTTGCCTATCCAACAACCACAACTACGATTCAAGGCTTACAAGGAAATTTATCTCAAAATTATCGTGGCCGTTTGATTGACCGCATCGGTAATAAGGGCGAGTGGTCAGAATGGGCGAAAGGCACATCATCAGCAGATCCAGAACAAATTTTAGAGATCTTAGAAAATAATATCGGTAAAGGCTTACTTGACGATTCTTTAAGAAAAGAGATTGAGTCTATTTCAGAAATGAGTAATACCTTGGCGGATGCCAAGCGTACTATTGACGAAACTAAAAAAGCGGTTGAAGAAACACGGTCTGAAACAAACCAAGCAATTAATGAGCTTATTACCGATATTAATGCTGAAACAAAAACACGTTTAGAACAAGTTGCTCAGCTTAAAGAGGGTATTACACAGTCACAAAACACAGCTGATAATGCTATTTCTACAGTCAACGATTATAAGCTTTCAAATGAGCAAGCTATTGCCAATATTCGCCAAAATGCAAATGTGGCAATAGACAATTCAAATATTGCGATTCAGAAAGCGGACAGTATTACCGGGCGGCTTAATAATGTAGAAACTAACTCCGCTTCAGCACTGAATAAAGCTCAAATCGCAATTGATGCAACCTCCGCGAATGCAACCGACATTAGAGCTTTAAATTCATCAATTAGTACTAAGGCTGAAACCGGTTATGTAAACCAAGTCAAAACATTAGCTGAAATCACTGAAGGTAAAGTAAATGCAAATACTGCTGAATTAAAAGGGATTAATTCTCGTGTAGGTAATAATGAAGCGAACATTAATTCGATCAATCAAACCAAAGCCAATAAAGATGAAGTCGCCAGCATTGCACAGCAAGCTTTGCAGAGTACATGGCAGGCAGACACGCAAGCTAAAGTAGATGCTATGGTTATCGGTGCGCGTAACCTAATACTTGACTCATACGTAGGCGAAAAAGCGAACAGTGGCTACCCATTCTTTAGCCGCAAACTTACGCAGACACTAAAAGAAGGTGAAATCGTAACGGCAACAGTATGGGGCGAGCTTGAGTCTGGCACGTACATGGCGATCTATAACTCAGGCGGTTTGGTTGACATGGCAGTGCTCAACTACTTGGGTAATCGCATGTACCGGGTATCGTTTGCGTGGAAAATCGGTAACTCGGCGAACAAGTGGATTGATATTTACGCAGTCGGGCATAAAGAAGGCGGTTACTCTGTTGTAGATAAAGTCATGCTAGAACGTGGCAACAAAGGCACTGACTGGATAGCTGCGCCAGAAGATTTAAAAATCGGAGCGCGTAACTTGGTGCGTAACACCGGCAAGAAACACCATGCATTCGGATGGGTATTCCAAGAGTTACTTGTTAAGCCGATTAAGGGCAAGGTCACAATCAGCTTTGACGCTAAGTCAGACGACGGTGTTGTGGTCGGTGGCGGTGTAGGCTTCAACAAAGGTGATAAGGGGGCATCTGGTTTCACATACTTCTGGTATCCGATGATGGGGGACGGCAGAGTATCTGCCACCTTCGACGTCGACAGTAGCGGCTATACTCACTTCGGTATCTACGTAAACACACCTACTACAATCACGAATTTGATGGTAGAGCAAGGCACTATACCGACTACTTGGCAACCTGCTCCAGAAGATCAAGAGTTGGAATTGACCGAGTTTAAGTCTAATGTGACCCAGACCTACCAGACGAAGGCTGACGCGGCGTCTACGACGGCTACGTTAACCCAACAGCTCAACAGTAAGGCGTCTGTCGCACAGGCTCGCGATCAGGCTGCCGATGTAGTTAATGGGACTAACATCGGTGGCGAGAACTTGCTTACGGGCACACAGTACTTCCGCGCAGATGGTAACGTACAGCCAAACTACGCTGGCTTCGGTGATCTCGTAAACGGACAATTGTGGGGAACTAATACGGTATACACTACTCCGTCCGCTTGGCGTGGATTTAAGCTGACAGGCTTTCCTGAAAACAAGCTACAAGAGGACTGTGTACTTTCGTTCTGGGCGCGCTCTACTACAGGCGCAAACGTTGCAGTGTACAGCTTCACTACTGGTATGGGCATCATCGGCACAGTAGCCGGTACAGAGTGGAAGCAGTACTCATTTAAGTTCCCACGTGGTGCGCTTACAGTAAACGACAGCAATAACGGATTCATTGAGTTCGACCCAGCGACTAACGGCACAGCGATTGTCTACGGTGCTATTCAGCTCCAACTAGGTAATAAATCTACACGCTGGCAGGCGTCGCCAAAAGACATTCACGTCGGCGGACGCAACTTGCTACGTAACTCCGAGTTTAAGCAAGATTTGAAGTACTGGACGATCTACGACTCAAACTATAGCTTCGTAAACGTTGACGTAAACAATGTGCCCACACGTTACATTTATTTGAGCGGCGGTACTGGTGGCTTGTACATGCAACCGAGAGACATTCCGTACGTAGCGAAAGAAGGCGATGTAATGACACTTTCGTTCAGCGCTCGCGGTGAAGGCACAATGGTAGTCGGCTTCGATGACGCTAACGTTGCGATTCCTGCGGAGCGTAACGGGGAGCTGTTCAAACGCTATGTAGTGACTATGAGACGCAAGAAGTCTGACAACGTGATCATGTACATTCGTGGCGGATACGTAGACTTACTGCACCCCAAGCTTGAGCTAGGTAACGTAGCTACGGAGTGGACTCCTGCGCCAGAAGATATCCAGAACGAAGTAAGCGAGTTCCGTGCGGAGATTGTGAACAACTACTCTACTAAAGCTGATCTTAGCAGTGCAGTAGCGTCAGGCATTACGGACTACAACGCACAGCTAGGTAACTTGAAGACGTTTATGTTATCGGCGCTTGGGTCTAACTACAACGGCTTTGCCGGTCTACGTGACAGCCGAACTAATATACTTCATCGCGGAGCACGCTCTTACTCGATTCACCTGTTTAACGAGAATGGTGACTGGCAGGGGTCTGACTCGTACGACGTGTACGGCGATGCACCATCGTCAGATGCACTGGCAAAGCGTATCTTAGCGCAACCGACTAACTACACGATTGCGATCACATCGTATGACGAGCCTGCAGGAGGACGTACGTCTCTTCTACGCGATGCTTTTCTCAACATTGGTGGAACACAGGCGGCATTCGATAACTTGCCGTTTCGTGGCGCGTACATCCTTGTAGGACGTCGTAACTTGGGAGAGGGTGGCGGTATCGAGGTACTGAACCTTAACGGCATTCAGTCTGATCTACCGCTCCAGTTCGTGAACGGCAGACCAGTCGGACTTGTGGGCAACAAGCCAGAAGTTATGATACAAAACGCGCAAGCTAACGTGCTTACGCAGACACAAGCTAAGGTTACAGATCACGAAGGGCGTATCTCGTCGCTAGCAGAGCAAACTACTACGTTAACGTCGAACGTGACCAACGCGCAGAACACTGCGAATCAAGCACGCCAAGAAGCTGAACTACTCAAAACGAATAAAGACGAGATTGTTGACCTTACTGACCCACGCTATAACCGAGATAAGTGGTATCCAGTTGGCATTGGCACGTTGTCGTCTATCGAAAAGAGTACTATCCAGATATTCGCTACGTTAGACGGCGGCTCTAAGCCTAACTGGTGTACGCACGCAGCCGGATTCTCGCTGAACATTATCTGGAAAGTGATGGGCGAAGGCTGGGGCACGATTTCAAGCAACCGTGTCGTTACTGACCTCGCGTACGGATGGACGGTGAATAACGTAAGTCCCGTACAACGCTTAGCGCAGTTTGGCGCGTCGAGCACAGAGATCATCTGGTTACGTGGCGGCGCTAAGTACAGAGCACGCATACCAAAGCAGGCCGGGGTTAAGCTACCTAACCCAGATAACGGCATCCTGACTGACCCGTTCAACGGCGAGACTATCGGTGGAATGCCGTACGATGTGCAATACATGCCTAAGACTACTGACGCGAAAACTGACACGAACACTGTCACGCTGCAGCAGCAAGCGAAGACGATTGACGGCGTTACTGGCATGTGGACGGTCAAGGTCGATAATAACGGTGTTATTTCTGGATTCGGCATGGTGTCTGAGGTAATTAATGGGCAAGTAAGATCGCAATTCGGCGTAAATGCAGACACATTCTTTATTGGCAATCCCCACAATGGTAAGAAGCCTTTTATTGTCAATACGACACCTCAAAAGATAGGCGACACGTTATATCCGGCAGGCACTTATATTGATTCGGCCTTTATTGCCGCAAAAACGATTAAGACGGACCATTTAAGCGCTGAAGCAATTGATGCGGTTGCGGTAAAAGCTAGAAATGTAACTATTACCTCGCCGGATGGATCTAAGACAGTTCAAGAAGGTGGACTAACAGAAATGTTTTACCCGGGTGGGACTCTCGCCGTTAGAATAGGAATTAAATAATGCCAGCAGTATTGGAAATTTTTAATAGAGACGGCTCATTAAGATTTAGCAGTGAACGATACAAAATACTTAAATACGACGGGGAGTACAACGCTCTTGAGAGTATGAAAATTGTCACGAACGGAGATTGGTCGTCTCGCTGGCAAGTGGATCTAGGAATTAGGATTCCCGCTGCAAAAGGAAGCAGGGGGTTAGCTTACATCCCTTGGCTTTTTTTGGTACAACCTCAACGAAACCAAGAGTATATTCGTACACTTACCCGTGTTTTATATTTTCCTAATAATATTAATCGCGCTCAGCTTTGGGAGCATGTGAGTCAACCTGCGTTTACTGTGAGTATGTGAGATGCCTGTATGTTTTGACTTTTATGCTCCTGACGGCTCACTTCAGCTTAGTACTGAAACAAAACCAATTGGACGGCATAAAGAGTATATGTATTGGAGTAATAATTCCAATGGTGCCCAGATTGGACCGTATATGATTGATCCTGAAAATAAGCAGCGATTATCTCAAAGAGATTACAGAGCCTATAGCTATCCGCGCTTAACTATGAAAGAAGGTTTCATGTATTTCATGCAGCTTAATGACGGAGCAATTGTAAGTTTTAGCCCGGACTTTGGGACATGCTTGGGTATACAACCACATGCTGGGCGGATATTGCTTGCTGACGTTAGAGAGTACAACCCTGTTCCTCTGCCTAATGAGCATATACAGGTATTCAACCAAAAAGGGCAAATGGTATGGGGTTCAGAATCACTTGCACAATCAATTCAGTTAATTGATTGGCATACTATTTATTTTGGTGATCACGATTATTACACGGTACCACAGCTTTTTTTTGATGTACCGCAAAATGTAGATATGAATAAGGTGTTCTTCTACGTCAGTATGAATAACGCCATGTTTGGACCGCGAGCAACTGATTCGGTAGGTGTTACACAATTCCCGCTGCTATACATGCGTAGAAGGGGGAATCGAATATTTTTACTTCCAGATTTTTACACCTACTTCAACAGTTATGAGCGTTACAACACTGAAGACTTTAAGTCCAAAATTACCTATGCGGCAGGAGGTACAGACTTTCAGGTTTTGGTAATGTACGTGCCTGATCCAAATTGATTTTGAAATTTAAGATTTAAAGAACATGAGTGCACCCAATAGGGTGTTTTTTTTCATCTAAAACTTTGGGAGAGAAAAAATGTCTGAAAAGCAGGGCGCTGTTGAGGCTGCTGCAAGCGCGGCTGCAACAGCGACCAAATTTACTTATACAACTTACACTACAGCGGGGGTGGGTGTGTTTTCTTCATGGCTGTATTCAGTCGATTGGGTCGCCGTTCTTGGTGTATCAATTGCGCTTGCAACATTTTTACTGAATCTATATTACAAGCGGAAGGAGAACCAAAGAGCTGATGAGATCCACAAACTAACAAAGCAAAAACTTGAACAACCTAAGGAGGAAAATGATGAGTAGTGATCAGACCAGAGCATATTTAGCTTTTGCATTGGTTGCGCTGATGTTTGTCTTAGTAATCGCATTATTTTTTGTTGATATGCCGCGTGAAAATAGCAACTTGATAAATACAGCATTAGGTTTTATTGCCGGTGCAATGACAACGGCATGTGGTTTCTATTTCGGGAGTTCGGAACTGGAGAAAAGTAAAGATAAAGAAAATAGTTAAATAATGACTATTAGAAAACACAATTTAATTCGCCGCCGCAAGGCGGTTTTTTATTGCCAGCAGGAAATCAAAATGGATAGAACACCTTTTTTTATTGAAGCACGTGCATTACTGGGCGGTAAATTGACTCAGTATCAAGTTGACAGATTTAATGAACTCCTTGATGAATTTCAAGGCCAAGATCCGGGGCGTATGATTAACGGCAAGGTAACCGGCCCAGTGGGCATCAATTTGATTACCAGTTTTGAAGATGAAATACTCATTGCCTATGACGATGGTGTAGGCGTTTGGACTATTGGATTTGGTACCACGATTTACCCTAACGGCGTTAAGGTCAAAAGGGGTGATGTTTGTACAGCAGAGCAAGCTAAAGCATTTTTTACATACGATCTTAAGCGCTTTGAAGCTGCTGTAAATGGTGCTGTTAAAGTTCCATTAACTCAGAATCAATTCGATGCTCTTGTCAGTCTTACATACAATATTGGTGAGAATGCTTTTAAGGGCTCTACATTGCTTAAAAAGCTGAATGCAAAGGACTATCAAGGTGCAGCTGATCAATTTCCACAATGGAATAAAGGCGGTGGTAAAGTCATGAAAGGTCTTGTTCGCCGCCGTGCTGCTGAGCGAGAGTTGTTCTTAAAAAAGTAACATATCACTGCAGGCGCTCAGTGATTTCATTGATCTTTAGCGCCTGCATTCTTTTTCTTTTACCTGGCTGCACAGCTCACACTATAAACAACAATATTCATGTTGGGATATGTGTAAAAGCCCTCTGATGAGGGCTTAAGTTTTTATAATGCTACTTTCATGAATATACTTTTTATATAATAATTATATATGTACGTATGTACATCTTTTCCAGGGTGGCTAACTAAGAATTCAATATATTCTAATTTGTGTTCCAAAGTATGATCGAACTCAGCTTGAGTTAAAGCATCATATACAGTCAATACGGTTTCTCTTGTTTCATTCAAATCTTTTATCAGACTAAGTTGGTTGGTTACTATACAATAATTAATATAGGAGTCATGAAAGGTAGAGAAATAATTAAGCAATTCTGTTTTCTTTGCTGTAACAGCTTTCAAGTCATTAAAAAATTTATTTCTCAAATTTTCATCATTTTCATCTAACACCTGTAGAAGTAGAAATTTGAGAAAATTTAATTCGCTATTCAAATTTCTATAAGATTCATCAAAATATTTAAAATTAGAATAAACATCTAAACCAAATTGCAAAGAGTTTTGATGTTTTTGCTGTTCTTTCCAATCATTGAAAAGATATGCAGCAATAATTGCCGCACCAATTGTTGTAAATGCAGCGAGTGCTGAAAAGGTTATCGACCATGATTCTTTTAGTGCATTTTCAACATCATTGAATGAGAAAAGCCATAAAGTGAAAAAGAATACAATTACGCAAATAGATACAATCCAACCTACTGTATCAATTAAAAAAATCTTCAGGTCATTTTTCATATTTAAATTCTTAATGATAAAATTTAATCAACTGTACCAACTACTGGTATTAATTGCGGTCCAGCCAATCTAGCCTTTCCAATTATTTCTAATAGCTCATCATAGGTTAATTCGAATTTATCTTCACTATCAAAAAAATACTCAACATTCTTTCCTTCCAGTTCTGGAGGTCTTTCAGGCACAAATCGCTTCGGAATAAGGATCTGTGCAAGTTGTTCGTTCGATAATTTAAATATGTGCATAGTGATTACCCGATTCTAAAAAGTTCGTTCCAGTTCGTTAAATATGAGGGAGAACGGCGGTTTTGATTCATTTGCCAGATGGCTTTCGTATCATTGCAAAGGCCAAGCGAGACATGATCCTTTCCGTATTTCTCTTTGATTGCTTCCATCGTTTGAGAAAGCTTGATATACGCTGAATTATCAGGAGACTTTCCCTTGGGAGATTCTAGGCAGCCAACTTATAAAAGTCTTCGGCCATTTGATTTGGTGTCTTAAAACCCAAACCCTTTTGAATTCTTCGATGATTATAAAATAATTCAATGTATTTTATAATATCTGCTTTGGCTTCTTCTCTGGTTTGATAGTTGTAATGATGCACTAACTCATTTTTCAGTATTCCCCAAAAGCTTTCAATCGGTGCATTATCGTAACAGTCTCCGCGCTTGCTCATTGAACCTTGAAAACCATATTGCTCAAGTATATTTCGATATTCATGGCTGCAATATTGACTTCCTCTGTCTGAATGCACAATCAGTTCTTTGGTTGGTTTTTGATTGTGAATAGCCATATTTAGCGCATTACAAACAAGCTGTGTTGTCATGCGCTCATTTAAGCTATAGCCAACCACTTGCTTTGTGTAAAGGTCTTTTACCGCTGCTAAATACAGCCATCCTTCAACAGTCCATATGTACGTAATATCACTTGACCATGCTTGATTTGGTCTAGTCATTGAGAATTGTTGCTCCAGCAGGTTTTCATAGATCGCTCGATTATGGTCACTATTCGTAGTCCTTTTAAAACGCTTGTGTCGCTTACAATACAGGTGGTTCAGCGCTTTTATCTGACGTACAGCGTACATACTCATTTTTATGCCCTGAGCTTGTAAGTATTTGGTTAATCGAATATAACCATAGCTCTGCTTTGTCTCCTCATGGGCTATTTTCACCAATATCGTCTGTTGATTTCGTTGAATCGTTCTTTTGCTCACGCCTCTCTTGAGCCAATCATAAAAACATGAAACTGAAACATGAAGTAATCGAGCCATTAAGGTAATTGGAAAAGAATATCTTTTTTGTTTCATATAGGCGTACCTTACTGACTTTCTTTGGCAAAGTACGCTGCTGCCTTTTTTAAAAATTCACGTTCCATTTCAGCTATTTTGAGCTGTTGTTTGAGTTTTTTATTTTCTTCGAGTAGAGCGTTTAGATCAGGTGAATACTGTTTTGTACCTGCTAAAGTTCCAGCCTTTGCTTTGGTATTCCAATTTGAAAGAGTTTGCATTGAAATGCTAAGTTGTCTGGCTGTTTCCGAGACATTGCCTTGATTGGCTTCAATTAATTTTATGGCTTCAGCTTTAAATTCTGTGGTGTAAGTCTTGTGTTTCTTGCTCATGGTAAACTCCTGATGAGTGTGTTTAGTTTACCAAGTTAAAACCTCCTGTTTTTTCAGCACACATCAGCTTTTCGCGCTCATTTCGATGTGTATAGTCAGTGAATAAGTCAGGAACAAATTTAGACTTTGGAATTAACTCGAGTAGAACAATGCCAGCCTTTTTATATTTGAATCCCTTCTTGTAGATCTGATCGATTCCTTTCATTGCAGCACGTGTAATCTCTAACAAATCGTCAGTATGTTCAGGCATTTGCACAATGATGTACGGCGAATAACGCTCATCCTTATTGAATTTGCCTGTCTGAATGAATACACCGATCATCTTGCAGATAGATCCGACATGGCGCATGCGCTCAACGCCTCGAGTCACAAATAAACGTACTGAGGATTTGATATCATCTTTTTCATAGACTGGCTGGCCATAAGACCGGCTGCTAATAATCTGCTGCTTTGATGGGTTCTCGTTTTCGATTTCGATGCATGAAACGCCTTGCAGCTCACGTACAGTTTTTTCCATTACGATAGAAAATGATTTTTTAATCTCTTTCGGATTTGACTCAATCAGATCCAATACAGACTTAATGTTTATTAAGTTTAGTTTCTTACAGTTCTGACGGCCAACGCCCCAGACTTCGCCTACATCCACAGCAGCAAGTATTTGTTCAGCTGAACATGGGTCCATCATTGCAAGATTGCAAACACCGTCAAAATATTTATTCTTCTTAGCAATATGATTTGCGATTTTCGCCTCGGTTTTAGAGCGGCCAATTCCAATGCAACAGGGTAATCCGAGCCACTGCTGAGCCTTCAATCTCATTTCTTGAGCATAAGAGGTTAGATCAAAGTTTTTCTCAAATGAGGTGAGCTCTAAAAAGCACTCATCAATGCTATAAATTTCCTGTTCGCCTGGTGCGACATATTGACCTAGAAGCATCATGAAACGCCGTGACATTTCTGCGTACAGTGCGTAATTGCTTGATAACACTTGAACGTTATACTTTTTAACGATGTCTTCGATCTGGAACAAAGGTACGCCCATTTTGATTCCTAGATCCTTCGATTCCTGGCTACGTGCTACAGCGCAGCCGTCATTATTGCTGAGCACAATTACTGGCCTATCATTAAGCGCGGGATTAAAAACACGTTCGCATGAGGCGTACATGTTATTGACATCCACTAGCGCGAATATCCTGGTATTACTTTTCATGTTTATTCTTCTTATTATGAGCGGTAACACATACGCTTTAAGTTAAATGTAACCACACCCCATACAACCACAGTTTGGTTGTCTGCAGGGATGATGTGCTCATAAGCAGGATTTTCAGCTTTTAGCCAGACTTTGGGTAATGGGTAATCCTCATCACCGAAGATCTCTTTAATATCTGCTTTCGACATTTTCGCCGTGATCATAAGCCGCTTAATCGTTGAGTCTTTATTATCGATTAAGGCAACTACAATATCTTGATGTGCAGCTTCTATGCTGCGATCGATGATTATTGGATCATCAATTTCAAGCCCGGCACCGAGCATTGACTCGCTGTCTACACGGGCCATAAATGATGATATTGGGTTATGAATGAGGTATTCATTCAGGTCCACAGTTGTATCTAAATCATCTTTGGTGGCGAAAGCAGGGCCAGCAGGGATGCGCTCTAATGCCATCGGAATTGATGACTTGGATTTAGGCAGGATAGGTGTAAGGCCGAGTTTATCTATCAAATCTGTTTGCATTGATATCTGTTCAAGCAAGGTGTTGATAGTAGGGCTTGGCTTCCCGTCATGACCCATGAGAGTTTGCAAACTCGACCATGCATCATCCGAGAAGTAGATTGGCAACTTCTTAGACATTTGGTTTCTCCTACGCTACGTGGCGTGTTTGGATTTACCTTTTTAGGATAAGATTTTTATCATTATAAATTCAAATTTATTTATCTGTGGATAAACAAGGATAAGTCAAAAGCTGTCGCTGGTTAATGTGTGTTTGGTCGGAATTTATGCATATCTGATTTGGGCGCAGCAGTGTATTCATCAACTGGCATTTCAACTAAAAAGTCTTTTGCTTGATCGTGGCCACATGTAAGCCAGTCATTTCGCCGTCCTTTCGGAATAACAACAATTGAGCGCTTTTCATCATCTGGTGCGTGAAACTGCTTCATAAAAGGGTGATCATCAGCATTGATCGTTAACATGCTCATTGAGATAACCGGTTCGCCGTTTACCGTGGCATGTTCGTAAATGCCTGCGACAGTGAAAGGCATGTCATCTTCACGATATATACCGTACCAGTGCGACTTGCCATCGATGTACTTAGGTTCGAAAATTGTCTCAACTGGAATTAAACAAAATTGATTCTTTGCCCATGCATGGCGAAAGCTTGGTTTTGTGGCCACTGTCTCGGATCTGGCGTTATAAGTATTTTTTACTTTTTTTAAATCATCAGCCCAGTTTGGTACCAGACCGAAGCGGGCAGACCGCCACTCTAAACCTTGATCAGTAGAAATTATGATAGGGCCGTCATAACCAGGGAAAAGGTCAGCTTTATATTCAAATGTCGGCTCATATAAGTTTAGAAGTTGAGCGCGGCTTCTTGAGATAGGTTCGTAATTGGCGCACATAACGAAATCCGTTTTATATATTCTATAATGATATAAATTACTAATTAGAGTCATTCCGAAGTGTAATATTTTTCTTGAGAGAGTTAATAATTGGAGTGTAAAATTTTTTTTCAAAATCTAATTTTAATGAATTGACGACTTTACTGATAATTTCAATATTTTTTTCATCACCATTTATAAGCTGAGAAAATAGGCCATTAATTGAAAAAAAATATGCTCTAAAATTTAATTCTCGATCGCTCTCTTTTAGTAAAGTTTCATTAAAAATTGCTTCATATAAATCTAATGATTCAAAAAAATTAATTAAATTGATCTCAAGATTAGTATCATATAAATCTTTTTCATTTTTAGATTCTTGAGCTTCCTGAATATTCTTATTTTTATATTCTTGTTTAATTTGTTGATCGTTTTTTTGTTTGTAAGCCTTAACATAAAACTGTGTATAAGAATGAGATTTATCAGCATCTGATTTTAGTTTAATTAAAGAAGTTAAAAGCTGCTTCGATATGTCAGACTTTGATTGGGCATGTTGTACAATCCGCCAATCATTAAATAAATATGCTGCTATAACAGCGGCCCCCAAAGTGGCTACAGCTCCAAAATAACTTGCAGTTGTACTAAATGCATCTTTTGCGGCAGAGTAATTCCCTGAAAATTTATAAAAGATCCAAAATGTGATGAAGATGAAGAAGATAGAAATGCTTATGCTAACAAAAAAACTAAATCTAATTGGTGATAACTTACTCAACTTTTAACCCCACTAATGACAAAATAGTTATTCTTCAAACCAAGCGACCAACCTATTTCCTTATAGAAGGGTTTCCCATACTTGATCGTGTGTTCAATATAGAAGTACACCCAGTCTTTCATTTTAATTATTTCCAACTATCAACAATATCGGCCCAATCTTGCATCATTTTTCTACGTTCATCTAGATAGCTTGCATGATTATATGTTCCGCGAACTACATTCTTATCAACATGAGCAAGTTGGATCTCTACATGTTCAGAAGGATAGTTTAGGTTGTGAAGCATGGTTGAAGCCGTTGCGCGGAAATCATGTGCAGTTAAGCTATCAAAGCCCATGTTTCCCAGTGCACGGTTAACCGTTGTATTATTCATTTTCTTAGTCACATCAAACACACTTGAAAAAACAAGGTCACTGTTTTTTGTTTGTGCTAATTGATCAAGCAATATTTGCTTAAGCTGATTCGAGATTGGGACTAAATGTTCACGATCTTTCTTGATATTCCGCTGCCCCTTTTTTCTTTGTTCTGCGGTGGCTGGTGGAATACAGATAATATCATTATCAAAATCTACCCAATCCCAACGTAGGCGAATAACCTCAACTGTACGCAGCATTGAATAGATAAGGGTTTTAATCGCGTTCTTAGTTGTTGTTGCGCCATTGTACGAAGATAGGCGAGAGTTGAACACTGCCTTTTCATCTTCAGTCATAGGCCGTGCAGTTATCTTTGGCGGGCGTTCTACAGTGTTTCTGAGTGCAGATACAGGATTGTATTCACATCTTGATGTAGCAATTGCATAGTCAATTACTTGACTGACCAATTGCCTATTAAAAATTGCGGTACTTTCTCCGGTACCATAATTCTGCTGTTTAGATACACGCTTCATCGTTTTTTCCTGCATTTGAAGAACATCAAAGGCAGATATCTTTTTTATGTCCTTTTTCCCAAGTGCCGGGAAGATATCTTTTTCAAAGGCTTTTTCTACAGACCGTTTATAGCTTATAGATTTTTTATCTTTCCGCTTTTCATACCACTCTGTGGCCACACTCTCTAATGTGCATGCTTGATTTAACAGCGCTCTTGCTTTTTCTTCTTGGCGGTTTTGTGATGGATCAATATTTTGATCAAGCAATAATTTCTGCTCTAAGGTCTTTTGTCGTGCTTGAGCAAGTGTAATAAGAGGGTACTCACCCAAACTGATCATCTTTGCAGTACCCAAGTAACGATATCTAAAACGCCACAATTTAGACCCATTTGTACGGATCTCAATGCAAAGCCCGCCTTGATCAGCAACACGATAGGTTTTGTCTTGGGGTTTAAGCTGTTTAATTTTTGTGTCGTTGAGCAT